GCGAGGTCTGCCGGACGCTTTCGATAACGGGGCACCGGTTCAAACTTGGTCAGTGCCGCGCCATCCGTCGTCGTCAGCAACGACTCGTACGCTGTCTCGTCTCCTGGCAAGCTGTTGGTCCCACCGACAGTGTAACGCGAACCGTTCAGGTCGTCGACCACGCCATTTCGAAATTCGTAAACAGGCTTGTCTGTGCCGTTAAAGACGTCTGACAAGCCTGGTAGGAATGACTTGTCGCCTTGTCTATCGGCATGGGTGTAATTGACGTCCTCAGCGAAACTTGGACCTGGCACGCGACACATCCAGTAACCGATCTCATTGATAGTAGCCGCCGGATTTTCAAAGACGACCCAGACGTGCTCGCCCACCTTCGCCGGCATCGCCAAGTGCGATGGGAAGAACGGGTACAATACCATCACCTTCTCGTGAGCACCAGCACCTGCACGCATCACAGGTCGGGCGATGATGCTGTTGCGAGGTGCGACTGTCGCGTATGCTCCATTGGTGAGGGCCAGGTCAGCCTCGTAGTGCGTAAGCTTGGCCTTGTCAACAGTCAACGGATCGCTGATCACCTCAAGGACCACCATGCGAACGAAGGTCGACTTCGTCACGTGCGAGGCGGCGTTGCCGTAGACCAAGTGTTGCTGGACTACATCCTCGTAGCGACCTTCTGTGATGTGCCTGGTGTCTGACTTAGCCACAGTTCCGGAACCTTCCTGCTACGTACTGTACTCAGCCTATCAGACGCCCCTGATCTTGTCGAACATGTCTTCTGGACTGATTTCCTCGTCTGCCTGCTGCGCCTTGGCGATCATCTCTGCCAACTTGATGAGTTGATCGTTTGACTTTGACATTCCAGCGATGTATGTCGCCATTGACTTGGCATGGACAGCGTGTTCGGCCGTCTTTTCACCGCAGATCCTGACGAGCTTGGTGAACATGGCGTACGAGTTCTGCCTGTCCACCACGGCATTTTCGTAGATCTCTGTCCACAGCTTGCGTTTCTTGTCGTCCAGGGTCTCGATGCTCTTCAACAGCTCACTGAAGTCGCGGACCCTTTCTTCTAGTTTGATCTCTGTTAGACCGACGATGCCGTCTGCGCCATCGCCCGTTGACTCTGTTGATTTGTCTGCCACAGCGCTGCATTCTCCTCAGAAGAGCTTGAACTTAGGTTCAATCTTCATTCGCCTGTAGTGTTTTTTGATCACTTGCATTGTCGTCGTCAACTGCTTGGGACTCAGGCCTGACAACTCGCGCATGTAGAGCAGGATAGCACTCTTGTTGAGAAGATCGATGTCGTCGATCTTCTCGAAGATGGTGATGATGCTATTGATACAGGTCAGTTCATTCTCTGTCTTGACCTTGGTCCTGATCTCGTATAGCATTTCGACGACGCCCTTTGCAGTCAAGGCGCTCTCAAGCAGGACGTCCTGTCCTTGGACGGTGCAATGATCCTCGATGATGCGTTGCTCATTGGCAGACAGTGCTTCCGGATCATCGAGCGAGACGTTGCGACGCATGCGTTGCTGCTTCTGCTTGGTCCGAATGATGAGCCAGTTCTTCGCGACCACATTGAAGTAACTGAAAGCGTTGGTGCCCCGGTTGCCATCGAACTTGCCGATCGTCTCGAACAGGAAGTTCGTGCAATCATTTTTCAGGTCATCGTAGGTGTCATGTAGACTGGTGAACTTGTGGATGTTGATCAGGTTCTCGACCAGCTTTGAAAACGCTGGTAGGATCTCCTTGACATAGAGGCGCTCGCGTTCCTTGTGGCTTTCTTCTTTTTGATACGCGCAAATAGCTCGCTGCGTTCCAGCATTAAAGTACTTGCGTGATTCCTTCGCCTTCGCCTTCTCTTCGGGAGTCAGCGGTTTTTCAGGCTGCTGCTGGATAACAGGTACCTGTGGTGCCTTCCTCACAGCACCAGCGGTGGGCTCTTCTTGCTTCTTCCTTCGTACCATGGTTGCCTCACTCGCTTGTGGCGTCTTTTTCTTCGCCATAGATCACGACATTGCTCGCGATGGCGAGCACGGCGTGTTTGGCGTGCCTGATGTCCGCGACCAATTCTCGGATGATGGGCTCGTCGCTGTACACCGGGATCTCGGCCGCGTGACTGATGCGGCTGTAACACGTGTCGAGGACGTCGAGCGACTCCTCAATGGTATCGACCAACGCTTCACGTTGGTCGTTCAGCTCCAGGTTCTTGCGAATGGTGACAATGTTGAGCCAGACGGACCCGACCAATAACAATGACACCAGAACGAACAGGAACCATGCCATCAGACTAGATCTCCCAGCACCTGATCGTACATCGACGAGATGCTGTCGATTCCATACTTCGGAAGCAACGCCCTTCGCATCGCTACGCCCCATTCTCGAGGCACCGTGTTGCTGTTCCGGAATTTGATGACGCGCTGCTTGAAGTCTTCTTCACTCGGGTGCGCCCATCGCGAACCCGGCACAAAGATCTTGCCATCGATCCTGCTCGGATGAACGTCGCCCAATCGATAGTAGATGCTGATAAACTTCCCGTGCTTCAGGAAGTCAAGGTGTCCTGACCAGTTGGTCGCAATGACGGGCAGCCCACTCGCCGCAGCCTCTAGGATTGGTAGGCCATAGCCCTCACCACGAGTCAAGGCGACCAAAGCCTTGACTTGCGGGTGGCGGTACAATGCAGCAACCTCACGATCATCCATGTCACCGTGCAGCAGGTGGATCTTTGGACCCGAGGCGCCGCGGCGGGCTTCGTTAGCCACGCCCGTCAACATGTTGCGAGTCACCAGCCTGTCAATCTTACTATTGCGCCCGACGTTGGTCTTGATGACGATGCCGACATCAGGATCATCTTTGAACGCCTCACACAACCACTTGATGGTGTAGAAGGTGTTCTTTCTGTCGTTCTCCGGGTTATTTCCCGTCAACTGTCCGAAGATCAGGAAGTTGAACGGGGTAGAGAACGTAGGTAGCTGCGGCAGGTCGTCTTGGGCCACCGCATCAGCGTAGGCCTCGGGCACCACGTGAAGGGGCACCGACACCGTGCCGGTGTTCGTCAGGCACGTCCTGGCATGCTGCGATGGGACGACGACCGCTGTCATCTTGTTACAGGCCACGACCCATTCTGGGTTGCAGCGATCTGTCTCGACGCCAGCTGTGATCCCGATGTTGACAGGAGCCATCGAAGGATCCCACTCATTGGGCAGCTGCAGTTGCACGGTGACATCTGCCTTGTGGTCAGGCGTAACGCTACGGTCCATCACTTGACCGACCAGACCACCGTGCATGTCCCGATTAAGCAACCAAGGGGTGTCGCCCCAAGGCATGGCGACAAACTTGACGTCGAGGTCCTTGCGAGACAACAACCATCGTGTCACCTGTCGAGCGTGAACGCCGTACCCAGACTGAGTGAGAACCGGTCCTCGAAGCACAACAGTCTTCATCAGATCTCGACCGCCTGCCAGCGGTCCTCCCCTTTCTTCCAGGTGCTGACGAGCTTGGCCAGCGAGTCGTCCCAGTCCTTAACCAGGCGCTCGACGTCATAGTCACGCAAAGCGTGCTCTCGGGCCCTCCGACCCAGCGCCGCCCGTGCCTCGGGACCCATCTCATACATCTTCATGAAAGCGTTGGCGACGGTCTTATGCGAGACAAAGTCCTCATAGATGTATGGGACCATCTGGTTGCCCACCAACGACCGGACTTCAGGTTCCAGGGCGATACCGTACTGTTCTCCCGTCTGATGGTCCTGCACTTGACGAGTCAACCCACCTGTCTTCAAGGCAATGATGGGCTTGCCAGCCATCATCATCTCCAACGTCGGTAGGCCGAAGCCCTCGTTGCACGACCGGTTAATGACAGTGTCAGCGATGTTGTAGAGGGAGTTCATTTCAGAAAAACCGACGCGGTCCTTGGAAAAGACGACATGCTCCTTCATGCCTAACATATCGATGACCTGTAGGAGGTTGGGACCCTCTGGATCGAGCGGATCAGTATGCATCACCAGTGTCGCCTTACGGTGACCGTGCTTGGCCTGTAGCTCCTCCTGGAACATCTTGAATGACATGATGATGTCGCTGGGCATCTTGCGCCTGGCATTCCGGCTGACGTACAGGGCGACGAAGTGATCAGTTCGGTCCTTACCCAAAATCTGAAGCTTGGCACGGGCCGTGTCGGCAGAACCCAGTGGGAAATAGAGGTCCTTGGGCAACGCGTGCGGGATGTAGTTGGTCCGCTCCGGGAACCGTTCGTGCACCATCTCGTAAGTGGGCCAATTGATGCAATTGATCAGATCGGTGCTCTCGTAGAGGACACGATTGAACTCTGGCCATGGCGGATTATCCCACAGGTGGTTGTAGGCGATCGGACAAACCTGGTGCACCTCATCCTCCATCTCCCAAACCCACAGAAAGAACCGTGGGTCGGTGAACAACAGGAGGACATCAGGCCGCTCGACAGCTAGCGTCATCCGCAGCAGGTTGCGGTCGCCGAAGCCGTTGGTCGGCTTGACGATGAAGTCGTCATTGACCTTGATCGTATCGTAGTTGTCATGCTTGACGGCGCCACCGAAGCAACGAAATGACCACCTGCCCGTGGCGACCAAGCCTTGGATCAACCACCGGGCTTGCGTGCCGACCCCACTGACACTCAACGGGTGATCCGAAAGCATCAAAACCTTTTTCTTTTCAACCACTTGCGCTTCCTTGGCTGCACGAAAGTGCGCTATCTGTCAGTCTTTTGAGCACTCCGCACCTGTCACGACAGTACTCACCCTCCCATACAGTGAAGGCGTGATAGCCTTTTTCTCTTAAGGGTTGAATCCACTCATCATCTTTTGCGAAATCTAATGAGTTGTCTTACGTTCTACAATGATCAGACGGATTGCTTCACGTAGCAACGTAATGTTCATGCCACTAACTATTTGCAATGTTCAGTGTCCCTGTATGGACAGAACGTGCAAGAGTTGCGGTTCTTGATGGCCATGCCGCGCTTGACACTGGCCAACATGTCATTGATGACAGTCAGGGTCCGACCCGTCGTCACCTCGCCCACCGAAGTTGTCACCAGCTCACAGTGGGCGCCTGGTTTGGCCGTGCGCTTCAACAGGACGAAGCCACAGCGAACGTCTTTCGGATCGGTGCCTGTCTTGCTCGACCAGAAGTTCTTGTAGAGGATGAGTTGCGTTCGAACCAGGGGATCCGACTTCTTCTCAGCCGTCCAACCCCAACCCGTCGTCTTCCAGTCGATGAGCCAGATCAGGTCCTTGTTGCGCGGACCCTTGCACCTGATGATGCCGTCGATGAAGCCCTTGAAGGCGTGGGGCCTGCCCTCGATCTGCTCGTAGAGGTAGTGCTCAGCGTCGACGAACTCCCAACCCGGGAACGTCTCCTCGAGCCAGGCAGGGACGTCGGCCAAGATCGCCTGTGCCTGGTCCAGGTAGCCTTGGACCGTCTCGGGCTCGAAGCCGGGGATGTCCTTGTTGCGCTCCCACGCGTCCCGGATGGCGCCCATTGCGATGGACGACTTCATCTCTCGGGTCTTCAGGTAGTCCTCGCATGAGGCGTGGACTGCGGTGCCGAAGTCGAGGGCGGGACCCGGTTGGTCGAGCCCGATCTTCTGCACGTACTTCAGCTTGTGGCGGTAAGAGCAGTCGCTCCAGTCCCGAAGCTCCGAGAACGAGATGTGCGGCTTCCCCGTCGGGAGAAGCTCGAACTGCGGCCGGTCGGCGGATGCCTCCTGTCGCTGGCGCTCGATCTCCTCTGTTGCTTTTCTGTCAGGCATCCGACAGATCGTACTGCACTGCCGGGCCGAAGTTCAGGCCTGGTGCCCAAAAGGCCCTCGTAGCGCAAGGCCTGCACCTCTTTCTCCAAGGCGTCCTTGTCGCCTCGTTGGCCCATCGTGCGCCGGTGGGCGGCCTCAAGGCGGGAGGCCACCCTTGTCGCGTCCTCGGGCAGTACGTTGGTCAGGTGTCCGAGGCCGCGCCACTTGGCGACCAGCTCGGTCGTGTAGTCTTCTTCCATTGCGTCTTTCTGCTGCGCTCGTCGTAGGTATTCAGCACGACGGTATCGCCAGTGTTCCGCCCCGGATTTGAACCAAGGATCATCGACTTGAAGTTCGATTGCTTTGACCGTTTAGCTAGCGGAACGTGTGTAGTAGCGCTTGTAGTATCGAGATTTTGCCGTGTCGTGTTTGCCGATGTTCTTGCCTTTGTACGTTGACGTCAGAGCGTGGCAATTGCAGCACAGCAAACGAAGATTTTCCTTGACATTGTTCTCCGTATTGCCATCGATGTGGTCCATGTCAAGCGGGACTGGCTGACCTTGCCACTCGACTAACCCGCATCGTTCACATCGGTGTCCTCGCTCCTCGAGAATGGCACGCTTGCGACGGACGTTCGTCTTCAGAGCCTCAAATGGCAAACGCTGATTGACGACGCGATGCACGTTTGTTACGTGACCACCCAACTGCGAATAATCAGAAAACACAACATCACAGTGAGGACACTTGTGTCGTGCTTCAATGACCTCACCGCGCCGAGTGTGACCCGAGCGGTGGCCAGCGAACTTTTCTCGGTTTTCGGTCTGAAAACCGCAAGAGCATTCGTACAATCTGTGATCCCGGTGAGATTCGAACTCACGAAAGTTCGGGTTGAAATCCGGCTGCCTTGGACCTCTGGGCTACGGGACCGTAGATAAAGCTAAGATAGAGTGGCTTGTTCAGGAACGTGCAGCGTTCCTCAGCTTGCTTGCGACATCGTGGAGCCCGTACTTGGCCGCGATGTTCGCGGCGTCTTCGAGCTCATCACGTCGATGTGAGCGGTGGTATTCGTCAGTCGACCACCGCTCCTGTTCCTTGGCACACTGGTTGCAGAGGCCCATTCCAGTATGGTGCTCGCAGCTGACGATCGCCATGACGTTACCCGATCTTGGTCCCGGGTTCAGCCCACGGGCACTTCACCAGGTGCACCCATTGCTCGCCGAGGCGCTCGCCTTCTCCTGCAAGCAACATGCCATGCGACTCAATGCCCATCAGCTTACGAGGAACCAGGTTGACAATGACCAGGACCTGCTGGCCGAGGGCGATTGCCGGGTCATACGACTTGGCAATGCCTGCAACGATGGTTCGGGTGCCGAGCTCCGGCCCCAGATTGACCTGCAGCTTCAACAGTTTGTCACTCTTGGGCACAGACTCAGCAGCCGTGATGCGGCCGACACGAATGTCGACCTTGGCAAAGTCTGAGTACTCGATGGTCTCTTCGCTCACGGTTGCTTCACTCCTTTCAAGGCGAGGGGCAGACCTTCGCACAGGGTGACTGTCTTCGGACCGGGTTCCAAGGCGATGGCCGTGATGGCTCCACCCACGTCAGGCTCGCGAAAGGCCGACCACTTGATGCCTTGGTCCTTGGCTCCGACGATCAGGCGCATCAGCTCCACCTCGTCGGCGACCGACAACAAGGCCAGGTAGTTGGATGCCGTGAACCACTCATGGTCACGTTGAGGGTGTTCAGCAGTGAACTGACGCATGGCGTGGGCCGACTGCACCGCCTGGTAACCAGGCGCGATGTCCCTCCGGGTCACCAGGTAGAGCTTATCGCCCGTCTTGATGGTGGTAGCCATGGTCACCCTCACGCGGTTTTTTCGTGGGCCATCGTGGGTGCCGCTTCCAACAGTCGCTCGACGGCCGCGAGGTCGTACGTCTGCTTGGGCACCCCCGGGAACCCCGTATTGTGCGCTTGCATGATGGCCAGGACCTCTCGAGCGTTGGGACGGTTGTTTGGTGCGCATCTCTCGATCTCGTAGTAGGGTACGCCACGGAGCAGTCCATAGGCGATGAGGTGGCTGCGGCACTCGTTGCCGAGGGCACGCTTCAGGTTCCACAGGCGCTCCTTCTTCTCCCGCTTGGCATTGCTGATGCGGGAAGAGATGGTGGTGCCGGCAGCGTGGAAACCACGAATCTTGGCGCGGAGCGCCTGAAGGCCGTACGAATACATGGTGAACCTCTTGGATGAACGTGGAATGACGAAGCTACAAACGTGTGGAGTCAACGTCAGCCACGGAGGTCCACGAGCAAGCGGGTCAACCGCGTTGCATTCAGGCTTCGCGCAGCAACATCTGCGGGTAATTCTGGGTGTACATGCCGTACATGATCCTACTATAGGTCCTGGTCAGACCCTTGTACACTGTTAGAGCTCGGGAGGTCGTAGACGTACGTTGGAATGCCACACAGTTCATCTTCGATGATGCGCTCTACCTTGGACCACTCACCTCCCGCAAGCCCACACCCGATCCTCGGCATGTGAACGCTATCGGCACCCACGTGAACAAGAGCGTGCAGACAGTCCTTCAGGGCATCGTACTGGAGGGGAACCGGATTGCGTGCGTTGCGAAGGCCACGCTGGGCGATCATGTTGGCGACCCACATGTTGGGCTCAACCTCAATGCAGCGTACCTGGCCTAGCTTGAAAGGAGGATAACCTGGCGGGCTCCCGTGCCAGTGCTTGTAGTCTTGTTCCGCGGCCGGCCACCGCCGCGACAGCGCTAGGACGAAGCCACGGCCCCACGCTCCGATGTCATTGCAGACGTGGGCAATGACAACGTTTCCACGCTTCGCAGGTTTCATTGCGTCGCCCTGGATGTACGTGATCACCTGAAGTTCTCCTCGAGGTACTGGACGAAGGTTGGATTGCACAGAGCGTTGGGCCGGCGCTTCTGGATGTGTTCGACGATCTGGCTGCCCGGTGCACCTGTTAGTTCCCTTAGCACATGGGCGCTGACCATGCCGGAGCGGTTCCACCCTTGCATGCAGGTGACAAGGACCGTCTTGCCGTCGCGGAGGTGCTGCACGACTTGTCGTGCAGCACTTTGCCACAAAGGGATGTATGGGAGGACCTTGTGGAGACTGACGTCATCATCGCCACCTGCCTTGATGATTGTCAGGCCGGGATACAGGCGAGCGTCCTGGTGTTCCATTGCGCACAAGACTAGGACGTCAATGCCCGCCTTTACCAAGGCAGGACCTGGGGGAGGGAATCCGCCTTGGTAAAGGCGGTCAGCGAGCTTGTGGGCCTTGTATGATTCTGTCACCCGACCACTTTACACCAGGCTAGTTCAGATCGCCATCCGGGCACGAACATCAGCGAGCGTGTTGTGGTAGGTGATGTCACCCTTGTCGAAGACGGTGACCAGAGCCGAGTCCGGGTGCTCGTTCACGCCCTCGTCGAGAACGACCGTCTTGTAGACACCGTCGACCTTGATGAGGTCGAGCCGGCCTTCCTTCGACTTCTTCCCCCTATCGGTGCTCGGGTCCTTGCTGACGCTGACCGGCTTGCCATTGAGGATCGCGTAGGAGCACTTGAAGGCGAACTTCTGCGTGTCACGGTTGAAGTCCATCAGCAGGCCACCGCCCGAGCCGAAGGCCAGGTTCGACGCGCTCCAACCCATCGAGGTGACGAAGCGAAGGATGGCACGCATCGAGCGACGGTTGATGCCATCGCCCCAGATCAACCGGAGGTAGCCCGGCAGGACCTTGAAGCCCTTGGCATTGACGGTGATCTCGCCCGTGGGCAGGCACTCATTGAAGATGCTGATGATGTTCTTCAACACCTCGGTGGGCTCGCCACTGTCGGGGCGGACGACCAGGGTGCCGCCAGAGCCTTTGATCAGCTCGCGAATGTCGTCGGCACAGACCATGCGAACGAAGTTGTAGATGTCGTAGCTGTCACCGACGCAGGCCGACAGCTTCGGCACCCCCGGGGGCAGCTGACGCTCGACCAACGTCTGCTTGACCCAGCGGACGATGGCGTCGTGCTCACCTTCGCGCCCCCAGATCGTCATCGTCGAGTGCTCGGTGGCCGGAATGCTGAAGCCTGCCATCGGCTCGTCGTAGTAGTGGTTGGCCAGCTTGACGCCTACGATGGTGTCGCTGCCCAGGAAGCTGAGCAGGTGGGCAAAGCCGCCCATCGATGCCTGCTCGCGGCTGGTGACGCCACGACTGCCGAAGTCATGGTGCTTGAAACCGACCTCCGCTGCCGGATTGTCGCTCGACAGCTCGAGGTACTGCATCCAGACTTTCTTGATCTCGCGCGAGGCGATGGCGACCGTCGACGGGTACCAGACACGGGACAGCATGGTCTCCAACCAGTTGGTGATCCAGGCACACTTCGGATCGCGTGGACCGTGGACCACCATGATAGCGTTCCTGACCGGAACGATGGTGCCCTCCGGGATCGCCCGAATGGTGACGGGCAACATGCCGCCGTACTGGCGAAGAATATGAAGCCATCCTTCGCGGTTGAAGGGCTCGCCGTGTGCGAGCATGTCCACCTCCATCTCGTCGACGTCGGTCAGCGTGATGGGCTTGGCCAAGTAGCGATGCAGCAACACCTGCAGGCCTGCCAGGGTGCAGACGTCGTACTCCCCTCCACGTGCCTCGAGGTACGACTCCATGTAGTCGAGTCCCTTGCCGTAGAGCAGAAAGTGACTCGACTTGTATGAGTCGGTGTCGTTGACGTTGTTGAGGTTGACGTCAGGCTTACGATCAAAGGGCAATTTCATGTCTCACTTTCGGCATTGACGCCCAATGACCTCTTTTCTGATGTCATTGGACCTGGGTAATAGGCCCACCACTCATCACTAGCCTATACTACTAGAAGCTTCTTGTTCACAAGAATGCCTACCTATGGTACGATGGATCCTGTGATGTTGCTTCGAGAGTATGTTCGCTTGGTGTCTGAATCTCCTGCAAACACTATCGGTGGAAGAGAACCGTTCGAACTGCAACACCCCGCTCGAAAGGCTCCTCCCGCAGAGGCTGCCTTGATGGTCGGGATCTATCGGGAATTCCCGATGGTGGTGACGCCGTGGATCCGCCAGGCGATGAACATCACCGACAACGAAATGGAGCCTGACGGCACTTGCAACGTCGAGCACGAAGTGTTGATTGACTACGACGCTTCGGGTGGGCGTGTCAGCAATTGGCTGCCTTATGCGCTCAACGGTGCCAAACTGGAACGTGATGATGCGGTGAGGCTCAAACAGTACTTGGGTGACTTGACTGACGATGAACTGAACGTCATCTATGATGCCGAGGCCGAGAAGACCTACTGAGCAGGCCTCACGGATGGCACTTCGAGGGTAAATGTCAACGTGTCGTCTTCCGGATTGGACGCCACGTGTCCTTGCACGTTGGCATTGCGCCCGTCAACTTCGGCAATGAAGGCGACGGGCACACTAGCATGCCTCGACAGGCGGTCGAGAGCACCCAACAGGAATTCTCGCGACATCTGGATGCGCACTCGACTCATCCTTGCTTCTTCCTGCTGACGGCACGCCCGACCATGTGTTCCCAATCACGGTCAGCGGGTGGGCGTACCTCGAGGTTCTTGGCCCAGGAAGCCTTCAGTACCTTCATATCAACCTTCAACTCCTCAGCAACAGCAACCAACGCATTGAGGTCCTTCGGGAAGCAGTGCCCACCAAAGCCCCTAACGTAGCGACCGTCATGAGTGGGCACTGGACCTGGCACCGCCCAGTGAGAGCCGCCAAGGCGCTTGTCGAGTTTGGCGTACTCAACCACCTTGTCATAGTCAATATTGAGGCCCTTGGCATCAAGGCCCTCGCACACCTGGGCCACCTCGTTGGCGAAGGCAACCTTGACGCTGAGGAAGCAATTGATGGTGTACTTGACCATCTCCGCGGTCGTCGATGACGTCTTGATGATAGGAACCTTCGGGAAGGCCGTCCCGAAAACCAGCTTGACGTCATTGATCCAAGGCCGTGGACCTCCCAGGATGATGCGGTCCTGGTTCCGCATGTCGTCGAGGGCGTTGGCCTCCGTCAAGAATTCCGGGTTGAAGACGACACGGAGGCCCGTCGTCTTGAATAGCTCGTTCCAACGCTCAGTGGTGCCAGGTGGCACCGTCGACTTGACGACGGCGACTCGCTTCCCGTCGACGGAGGCCAGTTCGTTGAGCACCCCTTCCACGATCGACAAGTCGGCTGACCCATCCTCGTACATCGGGGTGGGTAGGCAGACGAAATAGACGTTAGAGAAGCCAGCCTCTGCCTCACAAAGAGTGACGAACGCCTGAATGGCAGTTGGCTCCGCCGCTTCACGGATCGGTTTCAAACCGGCAAGCTCCGCCGCGCGGCGAGCATCACCAAGACCCGGAACTACCTCTAGGATCGGGTTGCCACCCGGGGCAACCTTTCCCGCCTTGTCATAGACATAGACAGTAAACCCACGTTCAGAGAAGACGGTCGTCAGAGACCCGCCTACGAATCCTTGACCAATGCATGCAATCGATTTCATCAGTTTTCCTTGAAGTTACGATAACCTTGCCGTTCGAGTTCTGTTTGCGTGATCCATCGAGCGGTCAGACAATTCTCTTCGCAGTACTTCTGAAGTGCTTGGTACTTTTGAGATGCTTTAACATCATAACCCTTCACTTCTTCTAGGATCTTCTCACCTGTAATTGTAGTGATCAGGAAATCCGGCACGTAGTGTTTCACCTCACCATTAAACAGATAGGCGATTTTGATTCCGTGTCGCTTCGACCAATCACTTACGGTGACATCTCGATCGAGCTGAATCATTCGGAATTTTTCAAGCGTAGAGTCACATCGCACCCTTTCATTCGTCTTACTGGAGACGTACCATGACTTGTTACCATACTCGTTGGTGTTAATGATGCGACCTGACGCGAGACCGTCTGCACGTGTTTTTGACATTCGCGTGCGTGTCTCAGAAGAATGTTGACGTCCAAAAAACGGATTGCGTTTTCCGCTTTGATCTCGCTCCCTTGTCTTTACACCGATGATTTGACGAGTGAGTTCAGAGTGGGTTTTACCGAAGAAGTGATTCTTTTCACCCGAGTGAGAAACTGACATCTTTACTCGAGTCTCATCACTGTGATGAGAGTATTTCGCTCTACGTTGTTTTGATCTGCACGAAATACACGACGTACGTCGTCTACATGCCACCGTGTAGGTTTTGTGAGACGCATAGACGATATCTGCATCACAATTAGGACACTGTCGGAGAAACACGTAAAATCATAATTCCTGTCCAATGACAGTAAATCACGTGTTGGGTGGCCTGTTTCAAGTGTCCATGAGCAATGTGAGGGCCGTTTCGTGCCACTTGTTGGTCCGCTCGATATATTCGACGGACCGGTCAATGGTAGCCTGTCTCTCGTATGGGTCCATATTCGAGATGGCATGCAGGAGCTCTGGCACCTCACGAGGGGTGTCGTAGGTGAGAATCGTATCGATGTCAGCGCAATATGTGTCACGTCCAGCACCGGCGTTTCGGACGGAGAAGCAGCCACGTGCGCCGGCCTCTACGTCCTTGATCCACAGGCCATCCCTCAGGTTCTCCTCCTTGCCGTCGACGACGACAGGGGCGTCCTCGCAGTGGATGAAGACGCGGATCCTGGACAAGGCCTCTACGTACTGTGGATAGGGCAGCGCCCTACCAGTGAAGACGGTGACCTTTGTCCCCATCTGCTCAAGTCGCTCGAAGAGCCGTTGACGGTACGGGTGGAGTGCCCCCACGAAGCCAACTTCAATCGGACGATCCAGGTACGCTGGGCCGCGAGCGACGTAGCGCTGTTGCACCCACATCCTGACGAAGGTAGAAGGCAGCCCGCGATCAGCGATCAGGTCGGCCCACCGTTTGGTAGTGACAGCGAACGTCAGCACGTTGAGTTTTTCGACGGCACGTTCGTATGTTCCTTTGAACGGGCTACCGTCGCGGAACGCTTCCCATGGGTCCTGGTCGAAAATTACGATGGGTGTGTCGCCCATCCACCGCTGAAGACGATCTGTACAACGACACAACGTTCGCTGCTTCAGACGACAGATGACGCGATCGGGACGAGGATAGTTCTCAATGTCATTGAGTGCGACCGTTTGGGTGGTCGGATTCACCTCATGAATTGTTGCGTGCAACTGATGGGCGAAACAGTTGGTCGTCGTATACTCGATGCTATCGACCAGGTCGATCACACGTTTCGTCACAGGTCCTTCACCAACTCTTCGAATCTTCTCACGACCCCATCCAAAGCAACCTTGAAACGCTCGTCGGAGTAGTTGAAACCACCTGCGGCGAAATTGGGAGACATTTGGGCCCCAATCAACGCAAGTGCACGCGGCCTGCCACCTTCTCGTTTGTACGCTTGCCGAACCTGTGCGATTGTGTTGACCTGTCGCTTCAAGGCTCGGTGTAGCCCAAAGTGGAACGCCTGAGCGTCATTCGCTCGATAACAGTGATAGCCTGCGGGTTGCAGGGCGTCACCCACCTGGTCCGAACGGATCACCACATCATGGTCAACGTCGACCTGTCGATCGCAGAACAGTTCGTCTGTGGTATCGCGAAAAGTGACCTTCGGACTGAAGCAGTTAAGGCCGTTGATGCGACCGGCCGTGAAATAGTCATTGAGGGGCGCTTGCGCCCCTGTGATCCGCGGATTGGACTGGAACAAGTCCCAGAAAGAGCGCAACACGCCATCGTGTGCCAGGACCGTGTCAGCGTCAACCTTGACGAACAAGTCGTGTGAGCACTTTGCCTCACGCCAGGCGGCCCACAGCGCATTGTGTGCGGCCTTCTCCTGCATGTCGCGGATGATGATCTGCTTGACGCTGACGTCCTTCTGCGATAGAACTGCCTCTAGGCACTCGGGTAGGTCGCCCTCCCCGCAATACATCGTGCCGACAAAAATCTTAGGCGTCACTTCTTACCTCGGAACAAAGCACCAGGGGACCAGATAATGAAGTATAGGAGACCGAAGCCAGCCACCAACACCAGGACAACTACGTCCCAAAGGCTGGCATGAATGACGAACAGGCTTCTCATGACTTTCTAGATTCCCAATCGCTCTTCAACATGTACATGTTGATCTGATCGTAGAACTTGCCGTCTCGGCAAAGCGACTGGATCAGTCGTCCTTCAGTCACAAAGCCCAGGTCCCGATAGACCTTACGTGCGACGTTGTTGTATTCGGCCGTCGTCAGGCTTGCCCTATGCAAGCCATTCCCAACGATCGGATCGAAACAAGCATCAAGCATCATGGTCCACATGGGTTTGGCCAGACCCTTGCCACGAAAATCCTTGTGAATGTCTGCACCAAGTGCTCGGCATCGGTTGGGCCTGTCGTAGGCGTAGAACTTGGCAAAGCCCACGCGTGTTCCATCGACCTCAAAGATCAAGCGCATCTGGTTGCTGTCTGCCATCACAGCTCGAAACCAGTCGAGGTGGCTTGCCATGGTGATCGGACGCGGGTCCGTCATGTTGTGTAGGACGACCGGGTCATTGTGCAGATCAACCAACCAAGGATGATCGTCATCGTGGACAGGCCTCAGTTGCATACCAGGCGTGAGAGCCGCACGTGTCATCGGGCGACCTCGATGAATCGGCGGGCTACGTAGCGGACATCGTCCTCGGTCATCCACCAACCACATGGCAGTGACAACTGATTGTCAGCGAAGCTGCGAAGCCCGGGCAGGTTGAGGTCACGAGATCCCGCAAAGCACGTATAGTCATCATTGGGCACGTGAACGACACCGGCCATGATACCTTCAGCGTTGAGCGCCTTCAGTAGGTCATCTCGCTGCATCTGACAATTCTGCGGGTCAAGCCTCACAGTGTAGACCCAGAAGCTAGACTCCGCCCCTTCTGGGCGCTTCGCCGGGTGAAATGCCACGTAGTCACGCAACATTTCATCATAGAGAGCAGCATTACGCCGGTGGAGAGCCATCACCTTGTCGATGTGCTTCAACTGGGACAGACCGATTGCGGCAGCCACGTTGTTCATGTTGAACTTATAACCGGCCTCCACGATGTCGACATCCCACTGTTGGCCCTTCCAGTTGCCGTCGGCGTCCTTGGCCCGGTCACGGTCGAGTCCGAACCACTTCAAGGCCTTAGCGCGCTGGAAGTCGGCGTGGCTGTCGCAGACCAACGCGCCGCCGTCACCCGTGGTGAAGTGTTTGATGGCCTGGAAGCTGTAGCAGGTGTAGTCTGCCCACCTGTGGATCGGCATTCCCCGGTACCACGCGTCGAACGCGTGGGCGGCATCGAGGATCAACTTGCGGCCCGAGCGACGGACGAACGATAGACGTTCCAGGTCGGGCGGGGTGCCAGCCCAGGCGACCGCCATCACAGCCTTCACATTAGGCCGAGCGTTGAGCAACCGAACGACGCTGTCAATCGCCACCATGCCGTTGTCGGGGTCGACGTCAGCCCAGACGACATTTGCACCCAAGCTGACGATGGGCGTATTGGTCGCCACGCAGGTCATCGGTGTGCTGATGACTTCGTCTCCAGGGCCCACGCCCGACATTTTCAAGGCCAACGTAAGGGCGCTAGTACCGCTGTTGGTCAGTAGCAACCTTTCGGCATCGAGTTTCTTCTGCAGGGCCGCAGTCAATTCAACGACCTGGGCACCTTCATTGATGAAACCAGAGCGCAGCACTAGTTCCAGTTGATGCAATGCATCTTCAACAGGAGCATGGACCTTAAACAGAGGATACGTCTTCGTCATGACTTCCTGCTAGTAATGATCTCTTCGATGGTCAGACCCTTAAACTGCTCGAGAGGCCTGGCAAGAATCCCCAACTTTGTCAAATGGTCATTCAATACGTCCTTCGGCAGGACGGAGTCGCTGCTGGCATAAGTGAACTTCTTTGCTGTCCCGGCGAGGTAGGCTGGTTTGATGATAAAGTTGGTGACAAACCCAACACCAGCGTACTCAGGAGACGACCAACGATCAACACGGTGTGATTCTGATTCATTGATCAAGTCTTCGTGCAGCTTCTCACCGGGGCGCAGGCCGATGATCTTGATTGGCTTACCTGAGCTCTCCGAAAAAATCTCGGCTAGGTCGCCGATACGCATCGAGGGCAGCACCGGGATCCACGTTTCACCAGAATTACCGTGTTTCAGCGCCAGTTGGATCAGATCCACGGCGCCCGAAAGCGTCATGACAAACCGTGTCATGTCAGGATCGGTGACTGTGATGAAGTCAGCGTGTTCTGCCTGGTATTTGAAGAGCGGGATGATGCTGCCTCTCGACTCCAGGACATTGCCGTAGCGGACAGCCATGAACCGAGCCGTGCCGGGCTCGGTGCGAGCCTGACTGGTGACGATCCGTTCAGAGATGGCCTTGCACATGCCGTAAACGTTGACAGGCGCGCACGCCTTATCGGTGCTGACGAACAGGACGGTGATCCCATGCGCCATTGGCAGTGTATTGACAGCATCCGTGACGTTCTGAGTGCCGATCAGGTTGGTCAACACGCTTTCTGACGGACTTAGCTCACAGGTGTCAACCTGCTTCAAAGCAGCCGCCACGATGATGGTCTCAGGTCGGTACTGTCTGATGACGTCGGTCACCCGCCGAGGATCGCGGACGTCACCTACGTAGAACTCTAGGGCACCGCGGCGGTCAGACAACGAATTAGTCTGTAGTTCGTTTCGGATCGTCCAGTGTTTCGCCTCGTCACGTGAATAGACGGCAACGTCGCCAAGTGGCAACAGACGTTCGATCAACTTGCGACCCAACGAACCGGTGCCTCCAATAATGAGTGTGCGTGACATGTAGTTCCAATCTACCGCACTCGGGTCACGGTGTACTGATCACGAGACACGATGGAGGCATGTCGGGTACTCTGGTAACCTAACCGCTTCAGGGCCTCAGCGTCGGTCCATGAGCCGGTGACTACATCGGTGCCGTACGGATTGAGGTCACAGTTGAACATGCCGCCATCCAAGATCGCAATCTCTGGGTAACGAGCATGATACAAGGCCTGAAAGTCAGGTTCAGTGAACTGGGGGCGCTGCCGTAGGTCGTCGAAGCACTCTACCATGGTCGAATATCGGTTGAGGGCAGGCAACTGCGTCAGGAAGTTGGTCCGATACAGATCACGATCGACCTGTTCGTGGACGATGGGTTGACCGGTGGCCCTGTTGGTGTGTGATTGCCACAGGTTTCGCCGAGAATCGGGCCGAGGATTGTCCTTGTCGTAGAGGTGCCGTTGAGCGACATAGTACTCGTGCAGCCTCACCGAGCCCAACTCTGGGTGTTCATCCAGGAAACTGACACACTTGCCCATGTCGTGAGCACCGTAGTGGATCATGTCGGACTCGATGATGTAGGTGTACTTCGGCGGGTCGGCCTTCAACGAATCGAGCCACCAGTCGATAGCCGTCCAGTAACCCACATTGTGATCGGTCCGGACCACATTCGAGAAGGCAGTGCACAGCTCCCCTAGGCCCAGGTACGTCGAAGCGTTGTCAAAGACGGTCAGCCGCCGGCGCCAGGAATACGGACAGTCGTCTACGATGTTGTCGATGACCTGACGGACAATCTTGTACCGCGTCTCTTCGAGACAACAGGTGACCAATAGAATTGCGGGTTCTTCTCTCACATGGCCTCGATCAGGTCACGGTACGGCTTGTATCCAGCAGGCAACTTCAACCGCTCCACGTCGGGAACGGCAGGTCGTGCCAACCACAGGTCATCATTGACTGCACGCTCAGGCAGGACCATTCTTGCCATTCCTACGTCGCGGGAGATGCAGGGGACGTTCAACAAGCCACATTCGATCAAGGCTTGAGGCCCACCCTCGTGGCGAGCCGACACCATGTACATGCTGAGCGTCTGATAAAGTTCATTGACGACCTCCTGTGACGGTAGCTCAAAGTAACTGTACGGAACATCAGCCTGTTGCAGGCGACCGATCAGGTACTGACGACGCCAACCAGCCAGGACAACGTGAACGCCTCGCGCGACACCCGCCAGCTTGATCAGGTTGTCAGCCAACAGGTCAGGTCCCTTCTCCAGCTTGGGCGATGACAAGTCCTTGCCTTCTGTGTCCCTTTGGAACGAGCCGACTAGGAAGCCATCCTCTGGCAACCCGTATTTTTTTCTGAGGGCTTCTTTCGTCCCGGTAGGCCTCCAGATGTGCTGGTTTGCCCAATAAGGAATGACGTGGATCGGTCTCTCTGTCAGACTCCTGACGAAAGTTGCCGTGTGTTCGTTGGGGACGTGGTAGGCGTGAGCGTACCGATCGCGCAGCATGAAGTCTTGGCGCTCGCGGTAGCCGAACTTGTCAGGTACCAAGTGGTGAATCGTCACCAGCACCTTCTTGGTAGCCAAGAAGCCAAGACCTACCTGAGTCCAACACCAGTCGCTGTAGAGCCAGATGACGTCTGCGTTTTTAGGTTGCTTGACGCTGATGTCTGCATTGTCCTCGTACCACTCCTTCACGATTCGATCACAGATCCAGTCTTCGTTAGGAGCGAGCATGAAAACGCGTTTAGGCACGTTACTTCTGCCTCTCATTGTCAGCCAACGACATGTCGTGCAAGACCATTCGCCTGACAAGACCGTGAAAGTCGACTCGAGGTTCCCAACCCAGGACTTGGAAGGCGCGCGTTCGATCAGCGCGCAAGATGTCGACTTCAGCGGGTCGCATGAACTGTGGATCTTGTTGAACGTACTTCTTTGGATCTAGGCCCGCCTGGTAAAACGCCAAATCAACGAACTCCTGGACTGTGTGGTGTTCTCCTGTCCCAATGACCAGATCAACTGGGTCCGTCGCCTGTAGCATCTTCCACATCACTTCAACGTAGTCAGGGGCATATCCCCAGTCACGTTTGACGCTGGTGTCTCCAAGGACCAATTCGTCCTGCAGCCCGGCGCGGATGCGGCCAACGGCTCGAGTGATCTTACGAGTCACGAATGTTTCACCTCGTCGCTCGCTCTCATGATTGAACATGATGCCGTTGACGGCATAAATCCCGTACGCCTCACGGTAGTTTTGGGTGATATAATGCCCGAAAGCCTTAGCACAGCCATACGGACTACGAGGATGAAATGGCGTCGTCTCCTTTTGCGGGGTCTCAGCCACCTTGCCGAACATCTCGCTGGAACTCGCCTGATAGAATCGCGCCGTGGGACAGCTACGCCGAATGGCCTCCAACAGATGAAGTGGACCCATCGCTGTCACGTCTACAGTGTTGACAGGTTGCTCGAACGACTGTCCAACGTGTGACTGTGCCGCCAGGTTGTAGACTTCATCAGGTTGAATCTTCTCGATCAGGTTTCGAATCAATGATGCGTCGGTCAGGTCACCGTGATGCACAGTGAGACCGTTTTGCATGGCAACACGCAGGTGACCCCAACGATCAGGTGTAAACTGTGTTGACTGTCGAACCAAGGCATGGACCTCGTATCCTTTGCTCTGCAACAATTCACACAGATAGGAACCGTCTTGTCCGGTCGGGCCGGTGATGAAGGCGCGCTTCATGATGACCATTCTATTGCCCACAGAGGCGTTCGAACAACTGAACGTACCGGTCTGCCACGTCTCTGATGTCGATGGATGGAATTCCCTTGTAGTCAAGATCATGTCGAGAGGGAAGGAAGGCCACCTGCGACACGTCGATGACAGGCGGGTTGTCATAGTCGTACAGCTGGAATCCGTAAGGTTCTTCCTTAAGGACCATCCCGTAGGCGCCGTTCCCGACCAGTTCTTTGGTACCGCCGACCTCACTGCAGATGACAGGCGTTCCCTGCGACAGTGCTTCGACCACCACGTTCGGGCAGTGATCAGCCCAAGCTAGGTGTAGCATCCAGTCAGCGACTGAATAGACCTGCATGTAGATCTCGGGTTCGACCACGCCGGTGTAGAAGACGTGGGGATCAGCGATCATGACGTCCGGTCGATCACCCATGATGATCAAGCAGCTGCGAGGGTACATGATACGCAGGCGCTGGAACAGCGCCACGTTGGAACTCAGACGTTTTTGAGCGTGCCAGTTGCTGCTGCAGACGAAGATGCGTTCGTACTCCTGCCGCATTGAGGCCAGCGCTGGAATGGTGATTTCCTTGATTGGTTCGAGCTCAATGCCATTGCCGATGACTAGATCCACTGGCTCCGGTAGAACACACCCTTGAAAAGGCGTTCGCTTGACACCAGGATCACCCCAGTGGAATACCGACATCTTTTTATCGAAAAGCGACTGCCAGATAACTGCATCCGCCTTCTCATATAGGGCTTTAATATGCCTATTTTTAGACTCATACTCTTCTGGTTTGAACCAGATACCGTCAAGGCGTTGGACGACCTTAGGAGCGAGGGGGGCTCCGGACGGCTCGATGAACACCAACGACACGTCGGCGTCCGACCCGTGGAACTGCACCTGGTGTCCAGCTTTGAACAAACAACGCGCAAGTCGATGAGCGAAGGTGCCCGGGCCGGTCCCAGGCCGCAAGACGTTATCGAAGTGGACGCGCACGTCAGGATCTCTGCTTGATCTGGGCCAGGATGGGTTTGGCGAAGTCGGTGCCCCACAGCATCACTGCCAGCAATGCCAATTCGCGTGTCTCGATGTTCTCCAACTTGGCACGTTGGGTGAAGATGTTGGGATCCAGCTCCTGAGAGCTGTTGATCAGGATGCCATCGTAGTACTGCTGCGCCAAGTAGTTCAAGGCCTCGTTGGAGACAGGGGCCTTAGATTGGGTGACGACCTCAGCCAGCACATCGAAGATGGTGGTATAGATCTCTGTGCACGTCAACAGGTTGAGATCCCGTTGTTCGGTGACAAATGGCTTGAGCTTGACCTCTAGCAGCCGGCTGATGGCCTCATTGAACTCTCCTGGCTTCATGATGCGCTCCTCGAGCTGTGCTCCGCGTTGAGCTCATCGGCTAAATCGGTCTGGTCGTAGAGGTCGCGCAGCAACACGATGTCACTGTACGACAACTGTGCCAGCTTGTATTCATTGATGACGATCAGGTCGTCCATAGTCTGGCTGTCGTTGACCTGCAAGCGCCTGAAGTACTGGTTAGTCAACCAGGCCCGAGCCGTCTCAGTCAGCTTGCAGTTATCACTCTTGGTGAAGACGCCGTCAATCACGGTCCGGATGGTGGACCTGATCTCGCGCATGGTAGCGGGGTTGAGCTGCTGTTGCTCGAACTTGCGTTGGATGGTGTCGACGATGTACCGGTTCAGGAACTCGACGAATCTGAGTTGGTTGCTTGCCACGTGGCCTCCAGGTACGCATTGTACTCCTGGACGCACGTTTGCCAGTCACAGATGGGAATGTGACCGACGTTTTTCATCACTCGACCGCGCTCGACAGTCGTCAGGAAGTCACGCAATTCGTCCCAGTCTTGATATGCCTGCGCGTGGCCAGCGAACTCTACGCAGCCCCCACCGTCCTTGTGGACGAAGGTGGGCAGACCACAGGCCAGGGCCTCCAACACGTGATTGGGTCCTGGGTCCCACCGTGAGGCCGAGACGTAAACGTCGTGTTTGCCCAGTTCCTCGCCCAAGGCAACACCATGCAGTGGCCTAACGACGCGGGTGTGTTTGAAATCGCACTTATGACGCCCAATGTAGGTGAAGGCAAACTTGTCGGGGTGCTCGCCCACAAGCCTGTCGATTTCTTCGTAGATGTCGGCACCCTTCAGGCGGTTGTCGCTCCAGTGGTGGGCGACGATATGGAGTTTGCCGTCGTTGAACTTCGGCCCAGACTTGAAGACGTCACGATCAATGCCGTTGACGATGACGGCTTGGTTGTCACAGGCCCATCCCTTCGCAACGAAATAGTCCTGCAGCCACTTGCTGACGAAGACAGTGCCGTCGAGGAACTGTGAGACCTGCACCAGTGCATTGTCCATGTAGTCAGTACCCTTGCGTGCATCGTTCTCGTTGACACGTAGCACCAGCTTGCACGCCGGATTCATGTACATCTTGTAGCTGATCGCCTGCTCGACGCCCACGTCATCGCCCTCGCGATCGAGACCTACCAACAAGGCGACGTCCGGGGCCAGTTGAGCGGTGTAGCCCTCCATGACCTCGACGTTGCCAGCGGTGCCCAGTTTGCGGTAGGCATTAACAAACATGTTCCCGCCGCCCCAAGGACCGCGGACGACCTGACGATTGATGTAGACCTTCATGGCACGATTGTACCACTCCGAGCCGGGCTACTTCACTTGGCCCACTGCTCCGGATCCCAGCAGTTCTTGCACGTCGGTACGCCGGGCGTCGAGTCCTTCTTGATGATGACGTTGGACGATTCGTCGTCAATCCAAACGACGCTGGTCATGCCACCATGGCCATGAATCTCCTCGACACGTTGGACGCTGTGATAGAAGGCATGCACCTCATCGTCTGGATCTGCGCTCGTCAACCATACTAGCGCACACCAACCGTTGTCAAACTGGCAGCCTTCGGCCACCCTCCCCAGACCAGATACGCCGGATGCGTCCTGGTTTCGTTGCAGGTAGAAACGTCTCATGTGTTTCTTTCGATGTATGAAATCAAGATTTGAATGTTCGAACGCCAGTCGCCCTTATCAAGGAAGCCGACGATCATGTTGCATCGATGACACAGTAGGCCTCTTACCTTGCCAGTGAGGTGACAATGATCTACATTGAGATTTGTGGCGCCGCCTTCTACTAGGACACCCTTGCAGATGACACAAGAGTCTTGTTGAGCTCGAAGCAGAGCCTCAAATTCTGGCTGCGACAGATTGTAGTATTTCAGTCGCTGGTATGCTCGTTTCGTCGGACAACATGTTGAGCAATACACCTGTGCAGAATTTGTGATTTGGAATTGTTCCTTACAATGTTTGCAAAGCCGTCGCTCGACAAATGACGCACGTCTTGATGCCTCACTTCGAGTTCTCGTTACTCCGCTCAAGCGGATGCACGTAAGCACACCTGAATAGCTGATGTCGATGCCTTCAACGCACAACATCGAATAAATCGAAGTCGATGACATCGATTCTGATGTGTAAAGACGTGCAATTCTAGCCTGCAATTCAGGGTGCTTATGAACGATACGCCTTCGTCGTTTTTTCCCAAGGCATTCCTGACTCAATGTACCCTCGTGCCCTGATGAAGTCTGCTTCTGCTTTCTGGAATCGGGCGTCGTCGGTTTGGTACACGGCCCCACCACGTTCATCAATGTGGTAGTGGTACATGACTCGAGGCAGGTAGGCTCGCGACTTGGCATTGCGTAGTACAGGTAGATATAGGCATTGGTCGCCAGCTCGTCTGACCAAGTCACCATTCATGTTGAGAAAGTTTTCGTAAGGCACCCCATCGAGGAGCCTCTTGCGGAACGTCTTCAGGTGACTGGAAACCCATGGGTGCTTGTACGGATCGGCTCCGTTGGGCATGGGTCCACTGATGTTCTTGTCTGACAGGCCCCACCGGTGTGCCGTCCACAGGCAGTCGAGCTCATATTGTCGATATGCGTGGTCAATGATCGCCAACGCATCTAGGTCCGTCAGCCAGTCGTCTGCGTCAATACGACAGATGATGTCGTCAGGTTCGCATAAAGAGATACCGTGAAGGACATTGGCGACCTCCCACTTCTTCTCATCATTCCAGATGACGCGGACACGCAGACTGTTTAACACATTGAACGTGTACAGGATCTCTTCACAACGTCGAGTCTCACCACGGTCAGAGACGTCGTCAATGAGAAAGAGCCTCCAGTTGCCGTAGGACTGCCCATAGAGCGAGTGCAGCATTCGTTCCAGGGTTTCCGAAGCGTTGTACATCGGAGCAACGAAGACAAATCTGTTCTCACCAGTCATCACGGGTTGCTCCGGACTTGGACAACAAGACTTGTCCATAGTCAACCTTGTCATCGGGCAACAGGCGGTCATCGAAGAACAACCGGCGGTCCATGATGATCAGCTCCTTCGAGGGGTCATCGACCTCATCGATCAACTGACTGCACTGAATGCCCGGGTCGCCCTTGGTGGGCATGTGGTAGTCGTCGAACAACAGGAACTTGTCCCATTTGTCCTTGGTGTGTTCCCAGTCGTGCTTGGTACCGGTATAGGAGTGATCACCATCGATATAGACCAGGTCATAGCGCTCGAGCAGCGTGGGCAGGGCCTGTTGTGATGTGGCCTTGCCGAACTGGACGTACTTGAACCAGTCCTGCGGAAAGACCTTTGATAGAGCCTGTAGGTAGTTCTCGTCGAGGGCAGGATCGATCGTCAGGATCTTGCCGGCGATCCCAGCGTCATGGAACGCTCGAGCGGCACAGAATGTAGCGTACCCTCGTCCAAACCCAATCTCTAGCATTGACGACAAGTTGTGCTGTCGAATCAGGTAGTAGATCAGGATGCCTCGTTCGTAGTTGGAACGATAGAAGGCTCCGAAGCGTTTGTAGTTGGGGTCGTTCGGATGGCGGTCACGCTTTGCCGTAAACTCACCGATGAAATCGAAGTCTCCCATGACGATCGAGTCAGTGGAGACTCCCATCTCCTCGAGTTTCTGCTTGATGCCGACGTGTCTCATCATCCATCCTTTCCCAAGATGTAAACATTGCCACCCCGTGGGCCTTTTCTCTCAGCGAGGACGGTGAGTTCCTTTGACTTCACCATCCGAGTGAGTTGGCTCGACAGGCTACTCATTCTCACCGTCCAACCACAACTCTGCATCCAGCGGAATAGCTCGGTCGCTGTCTTACCATCGCTGCCTGGCTTCCAACGCAGAAAGTTCCAGATGAGCGTACGATAGGTGGCGTTTTGGGCCAACTCACCTTCTTGGGTCAACATGTGATCATCCTACACCGTCCGACGCTCTGACTTCATCACCATCGGTTGGGTGCGATTGCACTTAATGTGAGGCGTGGTCGTCCTGCCATCCCATGGGCGGTGCCACACCCAACCGCCCAACCTCTGGTGCATCGTCGCCGCACGTTCCTTGATCATGGCATCGGTGACGTCCTTCCACGGGATGCCAAACATCAGGTTGTTCCGGGCGTCGTCTGCCGTGTCACGGTCCCACAGGGCATTCCAATGATTCTGCCAATAGTCACGGTATAGGCGAATCTTGCGCTCCAGGTCGTACCAGCTATAGTGAAAGACGCAAGGCAACCCGTTGACGACCTGATTGAACCATTGCTCGTACTGTAGTCTCGAAGGCTCGTGGCCGGACATAGCAGAGCGACGTAGCTGTTCTGCTTCAGAAGGGTAAAATGAAATGTGAGGCAGCACGTTACCTGTCTCACGGTCGATCATGTCACAGCCATCGGTGCCCGGGACTGCGTATGGCCGCCCATCAGGCGTCATCCGCCGCAGCTCGCGGGGGATACCGTGAGTGATATGAGGCAAGTTGCGGCTCAAGCGCCACTTCCACGGTTGAATGTCCATTCGCACCTTGTCAGGACCTCCCCAATACTCAATGACGGGCAAGGCCATAATGTCAGCGCTTTTAGGCAAGATGCGGCATAGGTCGCGGACCTTTCTGCCGTCATCTTCGTGGACGACTTCGTCGCAGTCTGTCTGCCAGCAGAACTCCTGAGTGCACATCGACCGTGCTTCAGCCTTCTGCATGCCGTCGAAGACCGGGTGGTGTTTGGCCGACCAGTCGCGGGCGACCTGTTTGAGCTTGAGCGGCGATTCATGATTGAAGTACGCCAGTCGCGACTCGTCACAATCGAACAACCTGAGGCTCTTGGCCGGTGAGACGAGTCCTTCTTGGATTTTGCGAAGGGTCTTCCACGTATGATCCGTCGAGCCACCGTCGACCACACATACTTCGTCGCAGAACTGTAACATTGACTCAATGCACTGCTCGAACGGATAGGCCTGCTTGACGCAGTTGTACGTGGTGGTGTATCCACTGATGGTGGGTCGATAATCCATCATCTTCTTGATGCCTGCCCAGAACTTGACAGGTCTGGCCGACAAGTAATCCTGGATGTCCCGCAACTCGTCAGTGGCAAACCATGACTCATTGCGGTGCTGGACGTTGTCGTTGAGGTGAAGCTTGCACCCGAGCAATTTTGCCTCAATCACCATTCTGGGACAGGTGTCGCCTCCTCGAGGCAAGTAGACGAAGCCTTCGGCACGCGACATTCGTTCCAACAACTGTTGATAAGGCACATTCCAGACAACCTCGTACTGCTTGCCAGTCGCCTTGCACCAGTCTTCAGCGTCTTGTGCGCCCTTGACCCAGGAGTCTGAACCCAGGACAATCCAACCCTTCCGATCAAGTGGTGCTGCAGCACGCAAGTTTGCCATCCTGTCCAGCGTGGACCTATCAAAGACGCTGGACAGGACTACGTTGTCCCTTTCTGACAGGTATGGGAAGGCCGTCAAGTAACGATCACGCTGTGCCTCGCTCATCCACCACAAACCCATTGATCCGTAATAGAAGGCACTGATCATTCGTCCGTTGGTTTGTCCAGCACAGTCGCATGGAGTTCCTGTTTCGTTGAAGTGCTTCTCTGGAGACCGTGCGCGGCAGTACTTGTAGTCGTACTCCAAGATAGAGTACCGAAGGTTTGCAATGATGCTGGGGATTAGCTGCGGAGCTAGCAGAGAGAAATTCCCGAACACCCAAAAGCGATCCGCGCCTTCTTTGATCAGGTCGGAGGTCACATCCTTTGAGTGTAGTTTGAAGACTTTAAGTCCCGGGCTCGAAGTGATCAGGGCCTCTGACGTCAGCTCCGCTCCGCCGACGTAGTCCTCGATGAACATGTCTGACACGAAGATCAGCTGAGTTGTAGGCGGCAGGGTCACTTTAGGCGAAAAAACGCTCTGTGAGAAGTCGAAGGTCTGCACCCACAGATTGTAGGTGGTAAGCGGTTTCGGTGTTCACCTTCCCGCGATCAGACGATAAATTTTACTTTCAAACGCTACTTAGAGAAACAGCAAAGCGACCCGCACTAGTTGTACATTTCCTCAAATCTGTCTTAGATCAGATCTAGATCTTCTAGTTCTCTCAGTCTTTTGAGGGATCTAGTCTAAGAGGGATCAAGGAGATCAAATCGACGAGCGCGGGCGAGTGAGAGTGTGGAGGAACAATGCCCGTAAAGCGATCGACCGTTACTGCAACGCAACCGGTCGACCGTCCTTCTCGTGTCGGTCGACGGTCTCTCCCCAGCATCCATTCGTCGTTTGAAGAGCACGTTCTCACTACTCTCGAAGCCCAGGATCGGTTGCTGGGTAGAGTGGAAGAAAAACTCGGGTCGCCCATCTTGAACGGTGGCTTCGACAGCCTTGTCAAGAAGGTTGACAAGATTGAGTCGGTCACCGAACAGATGCGTGCCGACCAGGCGGCATCATCCAAAAAGGTGGACGCCATTCACGTTGCCATCTATGATCCTGACACTGGCCTCTACGGTCGTGTCAAGGAACACACCGCTGTCATCACCAAGACAGGTAAGGGTCTGTCTTGGTTCATTGGTATCCTGATCGCGGGTATGTTGGGCGGCATCGGTAAGCTACTGTACGACTTCATGTCGGGACACATCCACTTCACTCCTTGAGTACGATGCCTCTGTGACAGAGGCATACACTAGTAAAGACGTCAAGGCTGCCTTGCGTTTGGTCGACAGGCAGCTGCACCAGATCACGTCCGGTGACATGAGGCGCTTTGTTGCCCTGTCTGACGGTCGACCTGTCGCTCACACTCAGATGCAGGCCGTCTTTAACCTGCGTTATCCGGAAGGACCGACGCGGGTCCTCCATGAGGTGATTGTGACCCACGGAGTGGCCGCAGAAAAATTCGGGCCCGGTGGATTTGAGAGGTTCCTATGGCTTCTACACCAGATGTTGGAGGGCCAATTGGTGCCATCTGGCGAGGTCTCTCCCAGGCACGCGACGTTGGTCGACGTGCAAAGTTTGATCGACAGGTACGACGCTCAAGCAAGCGCTAGGACAAGCGCAATGTTGAAGGAGGCGGTGCGACTAGCAGGCTTTGGAGGTCGCGTCATCGTTGAGAAGACGACCTCAGCTGTTCCTTCTGTCGAACTGGTACGAGGCTACGGGTTCGATCTACAACAATTGTTGCCTGTTGATTTTTGCTTCACGGGAGTTCGAGTGGCATGCATCGACGGTCACGTCGAGAGTGTGTCAGAATTGCATCATCTACTCGAGCAAGCAGCGTCCGCTCACGAGCCCGTAATCCTATTCTTGCGGGGCGTGTCAGATGACGTCAAGCACACTCTTCGCATCAACTATGATCGCGGCTCATTGCGGGTGGTACCAATCGGAGCACGGTTTGACCTGGAGGGGATGAACACGTTGGTCGACCTGGCGACTGTGACCGGTTGTGATTTGGTGTCAAGCTTGAAAGGTGACCTGATCAGCAACATTGACTACACGACCTTGCCACGTGTGGAACAGGTCACCATGTTCAAAGGTCGTGTAGTCGTCATGACAAGCAAGGCCAGACCAGAGATCACGGCACTGGTCACAGACCTGAAGCGTCGGCGCGCTGACGAATTGTCAGACGAGAAGGGCGCCTTGCTCGACAAACGTATCAGGTCCTTGTCTCCCAATCACGTGGTCGTCAGGTTACCTGCTGACAAGGATTACGTTGTCAATTCACAAGCAATGGACTACGCTCTTCGTGCTGTCCGTTCTGCTATCGACAGAGGCGTTGACGCATCGGGTTCACCTGCTGTCACTGAACTGGCAGCGAGGTACTACGCATCTCGCTGCGCTGCCAGCTTGTCTTCAGTGGGGGCCTGTTTGGTCTAGAGTTTTTCGGGATCCATGCCGGCATCGACGAGCTTCTTGGTGAAGGCTTCGATGTCGAGCCCGCCACTCTTGGCACGTGCTGCAGCAATCGCCTGTTTGACCTTCTGGGCGGCCTTGGCGAGGTTCAGGGCTGCACCACCACCTTGTGGTTTAGCAGTCTGCTGGCCAGTCTCCGTCGAGTCTGTTGACGTGACGGGTGCTTTGGCGGGTTGTGATGGTTGCGCCTGAGTGGCTGCTTGGGCCGGTTCTTCAGCGTCAGTTCCCTTTGTTTCTGCCCCTCCTTGTGCTTGAGCCTGGTCCTTGATGTCAGGTGCGATCTCTGCTGCTTTGGTCCCCTGTTGGACACGCTTGGCAACCTGCGAGAATGCACGTAGGGGGGCCCGCACCAGTTCCTGTGCAAGCGTGGCGCTGTCCACGTACGGCACCTTCTTGAATGCGCCGAAGATGCCACCCGGTGACAGGGCCTTCTGCAGTTGCGCCGCGATTGATTTCACCTTCTCATCGACGGCCTTGCCTCGCGCAGGAGCTTCCTTGTTGTCGACGCTGATTGTTGGTGAACCGCCGTCGTCGTTTCCCGTGGGCAGCCCGCCCTTCAAGGCGCGGATGTCATTGTCAGAGGCGAGCTCACCGTCATCCTCCTTGATGACTCCTTCTGACTTGTCAGCGATCGGTCGTGGGATAGGCGCCGTGTCCCGGTTCGGGACGTTCTTGCCAGAGTGTCTCTGGTTCTTCCAGTCTTTGTCAGCATTGGGCTTCTTGACGTTCGACTTGGTGGCCGTCGGTAGCCGGCCCAACGCCTGAGCGAGGCTCTTGTTGAGGTCGGCACCCTTCAAATCGACGCCATTGTTCTTCAGGATCTGTGGGATTTGGGCAAACCCCCTCTCGAGTGCGTCTGCAAAGGTTGTCACCTTGACGATCGGATTGTCGATGCCGACGAGCCCCTTCATCTTGGACCAGGCCTTAGTCAACGGGCCGCCAGCCGTGTACTTGTTGATTTCAGCCTCAGCCTGCTCGATTGCGGCCTTCAACTTTGGCAGGTCGGGCGTTTTAAGGGTGCTCAGCTTCTGGATGATCTGGGTGACCTTGTTAAGGTCATCCTCGTCCATTGCTTCGACCAACAATTGCGCTACTCGCACTTCGTTGATGATCTGAGCATCTGCTCGCCGAGCGCGCTCCGTTACCTGGTTCAGGCGCTTGGCCTCGAACTGTTCCTTGAGTGATCGTGCCATGCTGGATGTCCCTCGCCGTTTACCATGCCTAAGTAGGCGGTGTACAGTATCATGAAGGTAACCACATGAGCAAGAACTCGAACACTCGCGTCAACAAGGCTGTATGGACGCTAGTTGAAGGCATCAAGGACGCGACGGCAGCCAACATCACCACTGCGGTGAGGACGGGTGAGGTGAGCATCAAGCCTGCCGACATGCCGAAGTTGCTGGCGATCGTTGCTGCGTCGATCGAAGAAGGCTACCACAAAGGAAGCAAGGTCTTTGGCCGTGTCGTTGACGACGTCATCGTACAGGCAGAGATGCCATCCCTACAGGCTCCGACGAAAAAAAAGTCAGCTGGTTGACTCGAGCGTTGACGGTCTTCTGGGCAATGGTGAGGTTTGAGTGGCAACGGGTCTAAAACACCTGATCACCTGCCGCTGCGTGTTGCCGCAGTTAAAGCGGGTTGCCAATTCACCCAGTCACCAGTTTGCCGTTTTCTCTGCAATTGAAGACGATGGTTCTGTTCGGGTGAGGTACGCGCAGTGCAACAACTGTGGCATCATCCATCGGGTGACCGAGATCAATAAGTCGGATGTTGTCCCTCGGGAGGCGATGCGGGCCATTCCTACTATCGATGACATCAAGGCCTCTCTGCCGCCGCGCCTCGTTGACGTCTTGGAAATGAACGATGCAGACTTGCCTACCTGGGAAGCGGCACAGTTCATTGTAGAGAACAAGCGTTGGGGTGACTTTGTCGTCCTGTCGACTGACGAGGAAGATGGCTTGCGCCAAGGAAAGTACGTTCGGATCATCGGAGAGAACTTGCTGAAGGTCGAGACCTTCACGAGAGAGGAGACCACCAGCAAATGAGTGCGACACTTTACGGACAGTCGACCAGCGAGAAGCAGGCCGAAGAGAACCTTGTCTGCCGCCAGATCTTAAAAGAGATCGGCAACTTTGGCATCACCCAGCGTCAACAGCTCTTTCTCATCTACTTGTTGGGGACAGAGCTGGAGAACGTTGAGCACATGAAGGCAATCACTTCACTGGTTCGGGACCTAGGGAGCGATGCGTTCTTGAGCGGCGACAAGGAACCTGACCGTGAAGTCGCAGGAGGTAAAGATGACATGCTTTCAGCTGGTACCGTTCTACCCTAAGGTCGATCGGCACCTTCTACCAGAAGGTGCCCTCGAATTGAGGATCATCGGCACTGTACTTGAACAAGTGTAGTTCCACCTCTGGCCGATGTACAATGTGGCAAAATGACCACGCCGGACTATGCCGCGTACTTTCCGTTTCAGACCGTCAGGCCTGAGCAACGTCAAGCCATTGATTTCGCTCTGAATGCCTTTCTTGTCCAGAAGAAGCGCTTCGTCATCCTGGAGGCCGGGACGGGTGTAGGTAAGAGTGGCATCGCCATCGCCATTGCCCGGTATCTGGCCACCCACGGCGGCCATACGTTTCAGCTTGATGACACAACGGTCCCGACGACCGGGGCGTACGTGTTGACCACGCAGAAGATCCTACAGGCTCAGTACATGGACGATTTTGGCCCTACATCAGGCAAGGACATGATGAGGTCACTGAAATCTGCCAGCAACTACGGCTGCCGGTATTACACCGACATGCGATGTTCCGACTCTCGGCGCTTGTTGAAGCAACTGGGCACGCAGGTCTTCGGGACAGACTTCCACAAGTGCTGTTCGGTCACGTGCCCATACAAGCTTGACAAGGATGAATTCATCAAGTTCCCGATTGGGATCACAAATTTCAGCTACTTTCTGGCGGAGACAATGTACGCCAAGCAGCTGCAACCGCGCGCGTTCCTTGTGATTGATGAGTGTCACAACGTGGAGAGCGAGCTGGGCAAGTTCGTCGAGGTCTCTTTTTCGGAGAAGTTTGCGCGGTTGCTGGGATGCCGCAACATTCCTGCCGAGAATGCGACCTCTGATGCTGTCTTTACTTGGATCAAGGGGCCCTACAAGAAGGCCGTTCAACAGGTGATGGCCGGCCTCGAAAAGCAGATGGCGACCCAATTTGGCAAGAACGGTGCGACGGGATTGTCAGAGACCAGCAAGCGGTATGAGATGTTGGACAAGCACATCTGCAAGGTCAATCGTTTCATCACCGCTCATGACCCGAAGAACTGGGTCATGAACTCAGTGAAGGGAGACGCCAAGGGAGGTCGCAAGTTTGAGTTCAAGCCTGTCGACGTTTCACCGTATGGATATGAGTACCTGTACCGCTTTGGTAGCCGAGTCCTCTTGATGTCGGCTACTATTGTCGATAAGGACACGTTCTGCGAATCTGTTGGCATTGACCCCAACGACGCAGCGTTCATCCACATTCCTTCGCCTTTCCAATCAGAGAATCGTCCGATCCACTATTTGGGCGTCGGCAGCATGTCAAAAGCGAACATTGACCAGACCTTGCCTAAGGTGGCGCAGGTCGTCAAGGAGCTCTTGGAACTGCACAAGGACGAGAAGGGCATCATTCATTGCGTCAACTATAAGGTCGCTCAGTTCATCGTCGCCACCGTCAAGTCTCCCAGACTACTACTACATGACAGTGACAACCGTGATCAGATGATCGACGTTCACATCAACAGCCCAGATCCGACGGTACTTATCAGTCCGTCGATGACGGAAGGTGTCGACCTAGCCGACGATTCCAGTCGATTTCAGATCCTGTGCAAGGTCCCGTTTCCATACCTGGGCGACAAAGTCATTCAGATGCGGAGGCAGCTGCACCCCACTTGGTATGCCTGTGCCACGGCCAGGACCGTGATCCAGGCTTTTGGTAGGTCAATTCGTAACGAAAACGATTACGCGGCTTCCTATATCCTGGACTCGGACTGGCAGCGGTTCTTCCGGACTAACGCTTCGATGTTTCCTCCTGAGTTCATCGCAGCCCTTCAGGGTTGAGGCTTGGACCGGGCAGCGCATGCTCAGGGCACTTAATGTTTTACGACAGCTCGAGAGCAGAATACACTCTGCTCGAGGTGAACGAACATGTCTGAGACCGAGAATCCTGTCATCGCGAAGTGGAACGAGCTGAAGTCCGTCATGGAGACCCTGGAGCTTGACATCGTCAAGAATGCCAAGGGTGTGGCAGCGGCAGGCGTCCGAGTCCGTAAGGGGCTACGTAGTCTGAAGACGATCGCGTCCACGCTCGTCAAGACGACTGTGGACCTTGACAAGGCCAAGCGGGCGACCCGACCTCCGCGTGAAAAGAAGGCACCCAAGGCCTGAACCACGCGACTCGTCCGACGGCGCCACGTGCGCTGAGATGCCCCGGGATCCCGGGGCATTGTCGTCTCTGGTGGATGATACTTACCCAAGGAGACACTATGCCCGCACCCATCGCAGTCCTTCGTGACATTGCAGATCGCGGCCTCGATCCGAACAAGGCCTACGGTCGCATTGGTTCTGATGGTCGACTGGCACATTCGCCAGTCCAAGTGAATCATGAGAACGTACCTCTTTTGACATCTCATGATGAGAATGAAACAAGATCGGCAGCTGAGGAGCACCTCGAGGAGGCGTCTGTAGCTGAAGTCGTGAATGAGAAGGTCGGAGTGGAACAGGCCTCGCCTGTCAAGAAGCCACGCGGTAAGAAGCCGCTTGTCGAGTCGTACTAGGAAACTTCTGTCGCCTGTCTGATCTTTCCAAGGATCTCCTTCTCGATCTGACAGATCCGCATCCGGGTCAGTCCGTAGATCTGACCGATGGTCTGTAGAGTATGAGGCCCAGAAAGGGCTGCGATCATAACACAGTTGTGGCCTTCGGCATACTCAATCCAGTGTGAACACCGTGAACGCTGGCAATCGACCTTGTGACGGGCCTGAACGTCGAAACAGGTGGTCCCTTCAACAACCCGTGAGGAGACTTCCTTGACAATGTTCAGGTGTTTCTTCTTGCTGTCTTGCATGTAATTCCTGCCTGTGGAGTATACTGTCCTCTAGGGGACGTTCGGTGTACAAGAATCTGAAGAGGAATCAAAACAGTTCATGACACGAAACAAGCAGAAGGGTCAACCGGAGGAACAGATGGGTGCAAAAAAGACGTACGTCCTGGACACCAACGTCCTGATGAGTGATCCCAACTCCATCTTCTCATTCGAGGACAATGAGGTCATCATTCCGATGGTCGTCCTCGAGGAGCTCGACCGCCACAAGAGCCGTCCCGACGAGGTCGGTCGCAACGTCAGGCAGGTGACACGTAGCCTTGACAGCCTTCGCGAGCGTGGTAGCCTTGAGAGCGGCGTCGAATTGAAAGAAGGCGGCACCCTCCGGGTTGGACGTTCTAAGGTCAAGATCGACGAACCGGGCCTCGATCCCACCAAACCTGACAACCTGATCATCGAGTTCGCCCAGTCGTGTAAGGGCGCGGTCCTGGTTTCCAAGGATATCAACGTTCGCGTCAAGTGCGACAGCCTCGGTATCAAGTGTGAGGACTACTTGCGGATGCGGGTGGCCGATGACCCCAAGAAGTTCTACACAGGTGTAGATGTCATCGAGGTCGATGAGGCGCTGGTCGATGCCTTCTACCAGAAAGGTGAGGTTGTGCTGCCGCCACAGTGTCTGATGGGGCGTCGACTGCACCCGAACCAGATCGTCATCATCAAGAATGTCCGTGACGGGAAGACTACCAAGTCTGCGATCACCAAGTGTCCGGATCCCGCAAAGCCGCTGGTTCCGATCGCCAAGATCGAGCAGGCATTCAAGTTGAAGCCTCGTAACAAGGAACAGAGCTTTTCACTTGACTTGTTGTTCGATCCTGACATCAAGCTGTTGACTTTGGTCGGTCCCTCCGGGACTGGCAAGACATTGCTCGCCTTGGCCGCGGGCCTGGCCCAAATGAAGGGTTTGGGCAACCCGGAAGAACAATGTCGCTACGACAAGTTTGTCGTTACCCGTCCTGTCCAGCCTGTCGGCAAGGACATCGGTTTTCTGCCGGGTACTATGGAGGAAAAGATGGAGCCGTGGATCGCTCCGATCCGCGACAACTTGGGATTCTTGATGGGCAGCAAACGAACCCGCCCCCGCAAGAACAATGATGGTCGCGGCGAGCGCCCGCAACGGGACGATGGTTCGTACCTCTCCTTGTTGCAGGAGAGGGGTGTCATCGAGATTGAGGCCATCACCTTCATTCGTGGGAGGTCGATTCCGAACGCCTTCATCGTCATTGACGAAGCGCAGAACCTGTCAATGCACGAGTTGAAGACCATCGTCACCCGAGTGGGTGACGGTACTAAAATCGTGCTGACGGGCGACATCGAACAGATCGACAATGTCCATGTCGATACGTACACCAACGGCCTGACATACGCCGTTGAGAGGTTCAAGGACTACCCGATCGCAGGTCACGTCACTCTGCTGAAGGGCGAGCGTAGCGCCTTGGCGACGTTGGCCTCCCAGATCCTGTGACTGGGGTATGTAGTGGTTGATGCCGACTGCCCAACAGATCCCAGTCAAGTACGTCAAGTCCCTGTCGTCGACAGGGTCGAACAGCCTGACACCGACGACGGCAGTTCGATTTGTTAGCAAATTGATCTACGAGTTCTGGGGGTTCTGCGTTAACGGAGGCTCGAGCCTGACGCAGCCGGGTGGGATCGCTGACCTATCGTTTCCACCCGGCTTTCAGTCAGGCAGTACCGTGTTGTTGGCCCGAGGGGCGGACGGTTCTACTAGCTTTGGTACTGACATCTTCCAGGCCAGCAGCGTCAATTTCACCAGTGTCAATAGTGGCTCTCTGATCGACAAGTACCTGGTGACGTGGGTGCCAGGTGGTGACTCTACTGACGACAGCATCTATCGCGTTACCGCCGTCTTGGATGCCACACACTTACAGGTAGATGTACACAGTGGAGGGACACGAAGGTTGGGCAACCACCCGTGTTTCTGGGACAGGCATGGGATCAACTGGCGCCTAGTCGATGTTGCGGCAGCCACCCAGTTGTCTGGGTGGGGCGAAGGCAAATACATGGTGCTTAACCTTCCCGCGGCGCCTACCGTTAATCCTGGTCAGTTGGTGACGCAAGTCAAGGTGACACATCACACCCAGACAGTAGGACCTAGCGTCGGGTTGGAGGGAAACATTGGGATTCAGGTGTCGCCTAGCGGCTCGTGGAACGCAAGCACCCAACTGTTCACAGATGCAGCAACCGAAGTGATCAACACTTGGTTCAATGGATCAGGGGCGACGACTGGTCGTGCTGCTTACACCCTGATCGGAGCTGGCGACTTTCTGATTGCTGAGGTACGAGGACACACGCCCGGCCCACAAGGCACCTTCACGTCAGGATCAGGATTTCATGTGGAGGTGCCACAGAGGCTGTACCAGCAAGCACTTGATCCGAATCCGGTCGCTTGGCTCGTCTGGCAGAACGCAACACCCAATCAAGTTGCCAGCACCTATTACAACGGCTTTTCCATGTTGGATCGCGCGAATGTGGTCAGACAGTGGACCACGCTTGTCAGATCGCCGATGGGCACTCACGTACGTTCTGACTACACGGGAAACGCATACGGCACAGGTCAATGGCAACAGTTCGCTCTGCCGGCATTCCGTTTCGCGACGATCAACCTTGACATCGAGAACATGGAGTACTTGACGACTGACGGAATCCTCAGTCTGTCATTGGCGTCTCAGTTCAGCGCGGGTCGCGCGAGGCTAAGAAGGGTTCGGTTCACCACTGCTGACATGAGAGTAGGCACTCGACTGGGCGATACGCCAGGGTGGGTTCACGTGTCGAATGGCGTCCTGTGGCCTTGGGACGGATCAATCTTGCCGCAGGGGCCCTGGAGGTTCGGAGTATGAGACATCTGACTCGTGACTTCCTGACAATTAGCTCAGCGAGCTGCCCTGGTACCAATATGTACGCACTCACGATTTTTCTGGTGGGCTGCGGAGGGTACTCATTCGTGGGCCAGACCAACTTTGACGTACAGTCGGGCAGCCTTCAGGTTGCCGGCGGGGCCGATGCCTCTATTGTTGGCACATCGCCCGTGTTGGTTCAGTTGCCCACTGCATCACATGTAGTGTCTGCGGCTGATCTCAATCGGATCTTGGCCTTGCGATCAGTGGCAAACCCACTCTTCAACTCTGGCCTGTTCAGGGTGACCGGTTACGCCGCTATCAACAACACGCTCACCGTTGACTATCGGTCGACAACGGGCAGCATCGCAGAGTCAAACCTATCCTGGCGACTTTATGTCGATGAAGTGACAGCGTCCTGGTCGTGGCGCTCTGGGTCCAATGCCACGACTGGGTACGGTTCCTTCTCGCCGGCCCCTGACGTGGTGTCAAACGCGAGCCGAGTCATCCTTAGGTCTCCTGATCCTTCCAGTTGGCAGGTCAGGATGTGCCTGGAGTCTAACCACGACGTTTCAGGTTGTTGCCCGTCAGGCTTCTCGATTGCGCCTGGGTTCGGTGGCAATGGCAATGGCGACTTTTTTGAGGTGCCGCCTGATCGGTCCTCCTGGGGTGGGCAAAAGCTTCATCTTCACACTGCGTTGTTCTACAATTCGTCTGATCCACAATACCGTGGAATGGTCGTTGGCCTATCGCCCGCCTTGGAGTCCACGGGCTCTTGGCGTATCTCAATGATGGTCGATGATCTGACCGGATCATGCGTCGTCGTCAATCGAAATGTGTCACTGCCTGCTACGGCGACCAGTGGTTCAGGTTGGGCAGCCTTTGGCCTGTGCGAAGATGACCGAGCCGTTCCTTCCCCCAATAACTTGAGTGATCCGTCGCTCAACGTCAGGCGTTTGTTCGTGGCCGGGTCTAGCAACCGTGCGTCCAGTCTGACATGGACCAGTCAGTTTCACGCTGACAACAACATCCAAGTGGTAGGCTTCGGCCGGCGTGGGTACCCAGTCCCAGGTGTCCTAAGCTGTTACAGTGACATCTCGAATCCTGACAGGTCGCACGTGCGTTATTTGACATCGTCAGTAGCTTCTGCCTGGACTGGCACGACAGAGCTCTTTGACGTAGAAGTCCTGATCGGCACCGTCGACCAGACAGTGTCTGCGTCTGCCGCTGCGATCTTTCCGCTGCAACCTGCCCGCTTGGGCAGGTTGCCGATGCTGTTGCAGGGCCGTGCCAATGCGTCCCAGTGGTCTATTTACGGCGACCACTACCACACTATCGACGGTGTTTACCTGTCGTGGGGCGGGCCCACTCCGGCCGGCGCTAACGTGTTGGCAGCACAGGTGACGTCAGGTTCCACGCTGTTGCAGGAAGGGTTGGCCACGCACGCGGCGTCTTCTCCGGGCAGCGACCCAGTTCTTCCTGAGATGTCACCTAGGGTCGATCTGATCGATGCGACCCGATACCGCAAGACGTACTCTTACTACCGCCAGGTACCCGTCAATACCCGGGTTGTCAAAGGTGGTTAGCATCGTGTTCTAACGATGATACTATAGGAGCAGTTCAATGTTGACCGCGAAGTTCATCCGAGCCCATTCCATCCCGACGATGTCGTCGGGCCAGGGATTTGCGTGGTTCTTTAGGCTGCTCTACGAGTTCTGGGGCTTCTGTGTCAATGGTGACACAGACCTGGTGACGCCCGGTTCTGCTTCCTTCGCTCCTGCGTCTGGCGTTTTTGGCATGCCGACCTCATTTGCGACTACGGGAACCCTAGCGTCTGGCAGTGATGGCTTCACGACAGATGGCATGCCTTTCTTCGGTTCTTTGAGCACTACGGCCTTCAGTTCGTCGTATGTCAACAAGCACTTGGTTATCTGGAAGTCAGGATCCTCATCTACGGATGACAGTGTTTACCAAATCACGCAGTGGATCAACTCGTCATCCATTCGAGTCAACGTACTGCAAGGTGGTACCCCGTACTCCGGTTCGCTGCACCCATCCTTCACGACACGCAGCAGCATCAATTGGCGTCTGGTCGACTTTCAGGCCCCTGCTGGCCTGACCTATGCAACGACGAGCTCGCTGGTCCTGCAACTGTGTGACGCTGGCCTCGTCAATCCCAACCAACCCAGCCCACACGTTCGGCTTCGTAGAGTGATGTCTCCCAGCTTGGCAGTGGGCATCACTCTGTCGCCCTCGGGTTCATGGGGACTTTACAGTGGCAGCTATGGCTTCTCCGACCCAGCAACAGAATTGCAACCGGGTGGTTGGTTCACCGCCAACGACAGCCCGGCCTACGTCAGCGTCTTCGCTGCGGGTGACTTCATCATTACGCACTATAAGGCCTCAACGACTGGACAGAGCTCTGGTTTCCACGTCGAAGTACCTCAACGGTTGTATCCACAGGGGACGGATCCCAATCCAGTGGCTGCGATGGTATACGCGGCCGTCGTCCCGTCTTTGCTTGATGCGTCGAACCACTACGGTGGTGGCTTCTACATGCACAACCCGCCCGACAACACTACGATGCAGTACTTTGGTGCGGCCCGGCGGTTTGACGGCATCGACATCAATACGATGGCGAATGCGACTAACGGTCCGGTCAACGGTGCCTACTACAACACTTATCAGAATAAGTTCCTGATGTCGGACGTGGTGTTGCAGAACCCGATGATCCAAAGCCAGTATCAGCTCGCACGCGTTCGATTGCGTCGTGTCAGGGTGTTGCCTCCCATTGTCCCGCAGTTCGAGCGGGTCGGTAACAGCGGCGAATGGCTGCACGTCGTCAATGGCGTGATGTGGCCTTGGGATAACTCGATCCTACCCTACAACCTCTTCCTCGGGGGCAACTGATGCTTCACGTTTGCCGCGATTTTCTATCGATCGGAAATCCGATCAACCTCAACTGTTCCAGGCTGGCCCAGTATTACCTGGCCATCTTCCTTCGGACCGTCCTGGGCTACGCGGTAGTTGGCCAGACTAACTTCAACATTGATAGTGTTACTTTGAAGGTTGGTTCGGGCGCGGCAGGCAGCATCAACCAAGGCTCAACAAATGAGTATGCCTTCTCACCCAATGGCTACGTCGTGTCAGGCTCTGACATTGGGCGCATCCTGGCAATTCGCAGCGTTAACAATCCGATGGTTAACTCGGGCTTGTTTCGAGTGACAGGAATTGACACTGGCAACAACTGGCTCTTTGTCAATTACAGATCGGGTGATTTCCCGCCCGTAGAGTCAGGGCTGACTTGGGCCTTGTATGCATCTGAGACGGTCTTCAACGGCTTGCTCAATTTCAGTGGCAATGGAACCCTGAGCACTTACCAAGGTCAAGGTTCGGCAACGCAGAGTCGGATCATCCTACAGAGCCCATCAGTTCTGGCTTGGCAGGTGAGGATCTGCTTTGAGAACAGCTATGACTTGGGTGCGGGTACCACGCCGCAAGTCGCAACAATTGCACCGGGTGTGGCAGGCAACGCGGCAGGCGATTTTGCGGTGGCGGGACAACACTTGCATGGACCGTTATACTTTAACGTCCATGACTCAACCTACTATGGCACCTCGATTGGCATCGAACCCGCGGGTGGAACTCAGGTGCGTGTCTACATCTGGGGTGACGATAATACGGGTTCCGTCTACATGGCGACCCGTGCTGTGATCGGTGGTGCCGACGGCATGGTTCATTTTGGTCTTCCGGAGAACGAAGAGCAGCCGCTGCCGCCCAAGACTGTGCAACGGCTCTTCGTAATGGGAGCAAACATCCCGTCGACCACTACTGGGATCGGTTGGTCGACGGGAGCTTCTTCCGGAACATCAGCTGCCAGCGGTCGCGGTGGCATGTCGTATGGTTTCTGCAACCAACCTATCAGTTGCACCTACAGCCTCTACAACAGGTTGGTTGCCAACGCCTACTCAAACGTTTCCGCACGTTCGCAGACCACGGCAGGCGACTGCCCGTATTTGTCGGCAACTGAATTGGTCCCCGTCGACCTGCTCGCCGGCACTATCCTCAACGCCGCGAACGCCGCTGGTCCCAATGCAATGGTGTTGCAACTTGAGGGACGGCGATTGGGACAAGCACCCATGGTTCGTCTAGGAAGGTCCAACTATGGGTACTTCCAGATCGCTACAGCGGGACAGCAACTGTGGCTTCATCTTAACGATGGCGTCTACCTGCCCTGGCAGGGCACCATTTTGCCCTGAGGTCGTCGAATGGCTGCTCCTCCCCTCAATGCTAAGTTCGTTCGTGCGCATGTGGTGCCTCCTGTCGCGCAAAACGCGCCCGCGGGCAGCATGGGTTGGATCCTGCGTCTGCTCTATGAGTTCTGGGGCTTCTGTCTGCACGGTACCAACGACCTACGTGTTCCTGGGTGGATGGCAACATCACAGTTGACAGGTAGCTACATCAGCATGCCGACAGACTTTGAGTCGGGCAGCAACGTGTTGCTGGCATCAGGCAGCGATGGGTCGACAGCGGCTGGCATGCCTTATTTCATTGTCACGGGATCGTCTCCCTTTAGCGCTTCGTACGTTGGAAAGTGGTTGACGTTATGGCAATCTGGGTCTACGTCGACAGACGACAGCATTTATCCGATTGTTGGATGGATCAATTCATCATCAATCATCATCGATCCACAGGTGGGAGGCACCGTCGATGCAGGCTCAACCTCGGGGTCCGTTCCTTCGTTGACAACACGTAGCGGTGTTAACTACCGAGTCATCGATTACTATTCTGCTTCTGGCCTGCCGTACGCATCTGGCCAGTACTTTGTCCTGCAGTTTAACGATGCATCACAAGTTAATGTCGGGCAAGCAAATTCACAGGCCAAGATCGTCACGTACGAAGGTCTAAGCACTTTTTCGGAGCCTCGCATCCAGCTGTCACCTTCAGGTTCGTGGGATGGGACGCATTTTATTAGTGAGAGCTACAGTGAGATCACTCCTGAATTGAACCTTGGTCCATCGTACGGCGGCTGGGTGAGCGCTGATTGGTTCCATGGCAGTGCTACAGGGCCGGGCTTCATCACTCTGATTGGTGGTACCGGATTCTTGATGTGTCAGGTGGGCGGTCCGTGGCTCTATGACGGTGGTTCTCCTGGATCTAAGGGTTCGTTCTTCCACATTGAGGTGCCGACCCGGTTGTACCCTCAGGCCAATGACCCGAATCCGATCTGCGCTATTAACGTGGGTTCCACACAGGCCTCATTGATCTCGAATGTAGGGTACGGTGCCGCTCACCGCTTCTTCCCGAGTCCACATGACGCCACTCTGCGAAGGTGGCCGTGTCTAGTCAGATCGATCACTGGTTCGGGTTGGAATGGCACCACGTTCCTATCAAATTCACCATCGTCTGGTGCCACATTGGGACGCGGTGTGACGTCTCGTTGGAGTCTCTTTCAGAACCCGCGCCTTGGTAAGTTCGTGACGGCTGAAGCGGTCTTGGGGATGTCGTCTGTCCCGGGTCAGGCATCGGCCGCCGGACAGTTCAGCCTAGCTCGAGCTAGGCTGCGCAGCGTGCGGTTTACGGCTGGTACGTACCCGCTTTGCATCCGGGTTGGCGATGGTGCTGATCGTTGGATCCACGCTGGCGGAGGCGTCATGTGGCCTTGGGACCACGCCTACGTCGCTAACCGCCCACTTTTCAGGAGCTTCTAATGACTATTCACGTCTGTCGGGACTTGGTGGTCGGTGGGACCAAGTGTTGGGCTTCGGGCGCGACCGATTCGATGTGGGCCCTTACGGCTTTCTTGCAAGGTGTCCTTGGGTACGTCACCTTGTCGTCAGCTGGCGCGCCACAACCACCCGGGTACGCTGACTTTTCGGTGGCCTACTACAGTGCCTCCATTTCACCATTCTCACTGACGCAGGTTAGTTCGTCGTTTGTCAGCATTCAGAACCCGTCATGTCTTGTCAGCGCCTCAGGCGATCACACACTATTGAAGTTTTCAACCGACGCTTTCGATCTGCAGAAGGCGGCATACCCGATCGGCTGGCCTTCCGGTTCTGGACCATGGCCCCAGGGTGATCCGTTGTTAAGTGATTGGATCGCATTGCGAAGCGAGGCGTATCCGTTGGCCAACTCTGGCATCTTTGCTGTCATCGATTCGACCAACTGGCTCAGTGGTAATGCTGTTGAGATCGATTACCGGACATCGTCTGCTACGTTGTTGGAGACAAGTAGCTACTTGTCGGCGTCTGTGTGGTTGCCTCCGCCCAGTTCTGACATCAGTACTGCATCCAACCGTGGGCAGAATCGAACAGGCGCAGCTTGGGCCGCTTTTGCAGCGATGGCAGGTAACGGTAACACCTCGGGCTACCAAGGCCAAGGTTCAGCTACGGTCCCCCGGTTGTTGTTGATGTCGCCCGGCACGTTGGGATGGCAGCTACGCCTTTGTGTGGAGTCGACGACAGACGTCAGGTTCGGCAACGTGCTCAGTGCTGGCGGTCCCGCCTTGACGGCATTCCCGGGTTTCAGTGGATCGATGGGAGATTTTCTGACTGGTACTATGGGCATGCCCGGCTCACAACACCTGCATGCGCTGCAGTGGCTCAACGTGCCATTTACGTCAGCATCAGACTACGTTGGGTGTCTACCTGGACTTGATGCAGCCGTGGCCGCGACTACGGGCAGTACTCCTTTAGCACCAGGTACAAAGCTTGGATATCGGTTCTACGCCTGGGGCGATGACTCGACAGGCACGTGTCTAGTTGCCGTACGTGGCACTACGTCCTCTGGATCGTGTGATGCTTTTTTGGCTTTTGGTCAACCAGAAGCTGAGGTCCTGTATCCAGGACAGTCTGCAGCATCGCGCCTCTTTGTTGTCGGTCAGTCACGGACAAACGTCGGGCTTACTTGGGCCAACGGCACCCACTCGGCAGATGGGATCACGGGGTTGAGCTTCTGCACCGATTCAAGGTTTGGTCCTTTGGCGTGTACGATCAGCTCCTACAGCTACGTTTCTGATCAGAGCAACGATTCGGGTAGCATCAGGTATGATGCGGTTGCCGCTGACACGCCTTTTTTGGGAGCGACAGAGTTGATCGATTCTGAGCTGGTGGCAGGTGCATGGGACAATCTCCGTGCCGCTGGCAATCCTTCCATCTTTCAGATGGAACCCAGGCCGATGGGCAGGTTCCCGATTGCTCGATTTGGCAGATCGACCGGTCAGTCGCGATGGTCGACGGCCGACACTTCTCAACAGTGGCTCCACACCACCAATGGGTTCTACCTGCCGTGGGGAGGCATTGGTTCCTTGTCGTGAGGCGATATGGGCAACATCATTGAAATTTCGTCAGCGACTTCATTCTACACTGGTTCGTGGTATCCCTACGCTAACACGGCGGGCGCTACAGCTAATGTCACCGTTCCGTCAACGATGACAGGTTCGTGGAGCGGTCTCGCTAACACGTGGGGAGGCAACGTGGTCACCTCATCTTTGTCCACTTCCACGGGTTCGTGGCAGGGTAATGCTTACTCGTGGGGCGTGACAACGACCGTGAACGAAAACCACGATCGCTTCACAGTCACCGGTCCGGGTTCACCTAACGTTGATCAAGGCATCGGGCCGGGGGCTTGGGATCCATTTCCGATCCCTGAAACACCTGCGGAAGCGCCACTGCCAGTCAGGGATGTCACCCGCTTCCGGAAATCGTACTCTTCGCAACGTATGCAGCCGCGTTCCATCCGCGTCCGCCGCGGCTGAGGTGGTCCGCGAGCGCGCCTTGGATTATACTTGTCGTAGATGTCAGGCATCCTCGACAACAAGACACGCGTCATCGACACCGTGATCACAGCAGAAGGTCGGCGACAACTCGCACGTGGCGGCATCGACATCCAACACGTGACGTTCACGGATGGGACAACGTTTTACAGCCCCGACGTGTTGAGTGGCAGCCAGGACGCTACACAACGCATCTACTTGGAAGCGTGTCAGTTGCCACAGGATGAGATCACCTTTCAGGCCGACGAAGACGGTAGTCTGTTGTCGTTCAAGAACGCTGCTGGAATTAGCACGGCCAACGGCCGTATCATGTCATATGCGTTTACTCCGATGACGCAGAACAGGGGAAGTGTCCCATCTCAGAACGTTTCCCTGCTTAGAGGTGTCAACTTTTCTAGCCAGTCTGAGGCGTTGCTGGCCTCCTCTGCCGACAACTTCAAACGGTTGTACCTGCTCGCAACACATGACAAGGTGTTTGATGACGACAAGTTTGCGATCGGCTCACGTGACATTACGTACGTCATTCATGATGATCGCCCACTTGCAGGCACCAGTGAGCACACGACACACATCACCTCGCACGACAGCCTGAACACTGACCCGCGCCTCAGCCACAAGCAGAACTTCAAGTACCTTCCTCCTGTCAACAAGAACAGCGAGGGTACCCTCGCTAGTCAACGTGCATCTCGCACTGATCACAGGACCCTGAAGCACCTCTATTTGGCACACTTCCCGTCGTTGGGAAGGGTACAGATCATTCGCCTCAAGTACGATCAGATCATGTTCGAGCTGCGACACTTCCAGATGCAAGGTTACTCGAGCACCATCAATTTTGACCCGACATCAGCCAACAACAAGCTAGTCGGACAGTTCTTCGAACGTTCAGGGAACACGTTGAGAAAGCTCGACGTCATTGACTATGGCATTCACAATACTGGAAACCCTGCATCACCCACTGCACACATCTTTTTCGTCGGTAAGGTCGAGGTGGACGAAAAAGGAACTGACACGTTTATTCACCTGTTCACGCTAGTCTTTGAGTGAGGCGGCATGTATTTTCGGATCGATCGACAGGCACAGATTTTGCAGGTGGAAGACGATTTCGCTCACCTCGCTTCGGTCCATGACGACGGCAGCCTTGGATTCCAGTTTGCCTACTCTGTCTCGCAGAGCAAGGTCGTCCAACGTGCGTCCACGTTGGTGAGGGTGACTGTCGAGTCGCGTTCAATCTCTAAGAAGCACACGATGGGCCAGACACAGCGCGGTCGCGTCGACGTTCGTGCGCTCATCAATAATTTGCGTTCGACGATGATTGATGCGAAGACCGCTGCAGAACAACAGCTGAAGCATGTCGTCGCTCAGCGAGACAGTGACATCACTGTCGGAATTAACAATGAGATCATTCCGCAGCTCAGGTCGCAGGTCCCGATCACACGAATCCCAAGCTTGACAAAATCCAGGTTGGTGCTCGCTAGCGCGGGCAGCATTAAGCAGGGAAACAATCCACAACCTGTGTTACACAGGGTCGCCTTTAGCGCGCTTGTTCCCGACCTGCAACAGGCCATGACGTCGTCTGCAGGCGTCTCTCCTCAAGCCCTGATTCATGACATGATCACGCGTCAAGGCTTGGATCCTACCCACGTGTTGAACCTGACGCCGCGTGCGTCTTCCGAGGTGACAACGAGAGGAGGCCTGTCGAATACTAAGCGGGCCGAAGAGAGGTCAACGGATCCTTCATCCCGATTGCTCAATCACTACCTCTTTCCGCCGGTCCACGGGTCAATTCCAACCACAACTGACGAAATTGTCGATAATGATCTGGTACAGGTCATTCAGTCGGTGAGCAGTGACGAGGTGACGATCACCTTGCCGATTGTGATCCCGGCCCAACGCCGGTGGTCAGAAGGTTCGCCCGTCACCCAACTGTACGTCACATTTGAATTGATCGATAGCGCGTCTAATCTACCCATTGACACGGTGACCAAGGTGTTGGACGTGGCACGTCACCTACGCATCTTCAATACGCCCAAAGTCCCACCCAAAGTCAGGTTTGCCCCGTCGGGGCAGTCGGGACGGGTCAACCTCGAGATCAAGCAGGTCGACAAGGGGGCGACTGAGGTCCACATCTACAAGAAGTCGTTTTGGATCTCGTCGACTGAGGTTGACAGCTACACGCTCATCGGCACCTATCTGTTGTCATCACGTGACCAGTCGCTGCTAGTACAGGTCGACATGCCACACTCTTCACCGGCATTGTACCGCGTCGTCACTGTTGGACAACAGTCAATTCAGGGATTTGAGTACACTAACGTGGCAGTGCGACCCATGCGCTACAAGCCGGTGAAGTCAGTGTCTTTGACCGCGATGCAGGTTGACACGGGAGCACGATTGGATATTCGTAGGATCCCCACCAATGTTGTCGCCGTGCAGTTCCTGAGGTGGAACACAACAAACCATGAGACGGTCCCAACGTCAGTTGGCACGGACGTGGGTTTCATCGATGATTCTATCAGGCAGGCAGACCTGCTGACGACGATTGACACGACCATCTCACCTGATAACGTCTACCGGTACCGCGTTAGGTTGATCTACCGTGATGGGTTGACAGCTGAATGCGGTGATGCCATCGTTGACTTCTTGCGTCCTGCACCTGGGCAGGTCGACACGCGAGTTGAGGATCTGTTGGTCAGCCACGACGAGGCTCCCAACGTCACGTTCAATATCACCACGAGGACGGTGGCCAGCGACCTTGACCTCATCAAGCAGATGCTTGAAAAGCAAGGCCTGGCGGGTTACTTCACTGGTGACATTGAGAACCAACGAGATCAACTAGAGAGCCTGATCGCTCACAATGTGCAACGGGTTGACCTGACGACCGGCCGGCGCGAGGACTTCGGCATCCTGACAGCCACTCAGTTTGACGATGGTGCCCTCAGAAAAAAGCAAGCAGTGAAGCAACTGGAGTATGGACATCGGTATCGGTATGAGGTCTATCCGCTTCTGAGGGCCCCTGAAACGTTGTTCGACGACTTTGTGAAGACCGCCACAGACGTGGTGACGAAGAAGTCGTACGCCTATAAGCCAGCCAAGTTTCGTCATCCGTTCACCCTGCGCCGTGGTGTCATGGTGTCGACCTCGGGTGCCCGCATGCGTCATGCGAAGGATCCGATGTCGTATGGCGTGATTGGATCGATCGTGACAACCGAGGTGTCGTTTGACACTGACACTGCGAAAGTGCTTGATCCGACGGCCTCGACGTTCGACAGATTCACCAACCTGATCACCTGGGGTATCTTGGGTGACATTGATCAGATCGACCACTTTCTCATCATGAAGCAGGTCCATGGGATTCGGACTGTCTTGGGCAAGGCACACACGTCTTTCCCAAATGGTAGCTGCCAGTACATCCACTGCTTACGGCGTCATGACGTGGGCGTCATCCAATATGTCATCATGCCGATCTATAACGATTACAAGCTGGGTCCCGAAGGCGTGACAAACTCACTGATTGTAGAGGCACGATGATTCGATCACTGCGCGCCAACAACGGAAGCTTCGCTGGCATGGGCAATATCCAGATCCAACCTTCACCCGTTGACTCCGTAGAGTACCAGGTTGTTCAGCAAACGTCTTCCACACAGGATAGTGACTCGGGTGGTGCCCTTCCTGTGGGCGATGCGTCGATTCCTGTCCCGGTGATGTTGCATGGGTCGGGTTCTGTGACCCACATCCAGAACACGACGCTCAATGACATTGCTGAGATGATGGTCACAGACCCGACGTTCCTCTTCCCTCTCGAGTCACAGACTAACCAGATCGTACCCACCTACAATCTGACACTCGACTCTGGCCCAACATTTCAACCTGACGTGGACTCTGATGCCAGGGGGACGGTGGCTCGGCTTAGCAATCTGGAGCTGCGTACTGGTGTCGTGAAGGAGCGTCCCGAGGTCATCATGCTGACCAACTTTCACCCGTTGTTCAACAAGGGCTCGGGTGAGGTACACTCAGAACATTCAGAGCGCAATGCTCGCAGTGGGTTCGACCGATCAATGACGGCCGCCGGTAGGTACGTGGAGACACAGTTCCAGATGCGTAGCCTGCAGACCGATCAGATGACACGCATGTTGGGCGTCCTCCGCCAACGCTACCCACACCTGGATCGCATCCTGGACGAACGTGAGGCTACGTTTAGAAACGACGTTCAACGCCTGCGTGAGGACTCGATGTTCCTATTGAACGCCGTTCGCGTCATCGAGAACAACAAGAAGCGTCTCGACCTGCGTCACGGCGCGTACCAGGTCAAAGATCCGACCATCATCGCTCAATTCATCGCGAAGAACTTCCGTCAGCATCAGCTCTCAACATCTGTCAACCCGCACATCGATCTTGTCGAGATGCTGGTGTCATTGGGCAACCGACACGCTTTTGACTTCAGTGACTGCATGAAGGACCTTGGCTATACGTCTGCAAACGTTAGTGTTTTCTGTTCGTCGAAAATCTGGTTGCAGACCCTGTTCGAGTTGAGGCAGATCCTCGAGAACCACTCATTCCAGCTGCTCGACATTGCCCCAACACACCAGCGACGCGACAACAGCCCGTCAAACATCTTGAGGCCTCAGGTCAAACACTTCGGAATTGCGGCGATTGGTCACGAGCTGCCGCCCATCTCCGAACTCATCAACTTGCAGGTCGCGGCAATCCCGCAGACTGTCAATACGTTGCAGTCGGCGTTCGGTAGCATCTATCAGAATGCGTATTTCAAGAGCGATGAAGCACGTATCGCTGCCCTTTCGCACATCATCTCCCGTGAATACCGGTACTCGGTGGGCCTGTCGTTGTCAGCTGTCAAGCAGGCCTTGCAAAAGTCGTACGGTTATCAGGTCGCCGACCGCGGGAACTCGACTCTGTTCGAGTCGGTGCTAGGTTCATTCGGCAACAACATCGACGACCTGTCACCCGGAAACGACCGGTCGATGGCCGGCGTCGCACAAGTGACTCCTTCTGCGAGCGTTGGCGTGTTGACGTTCGAACCTCGACCGATCGAGGGAGGCACTGGGACGCTGGCGCCAGGTGGCGAGTACTTCTTTGACAAGATTATGGAGCATGCCACCTCCAAGGGCTTCGACACTTCTGGGTGCGAAGAGCTGCTGAAGCTTACAGAAGAACAGCTCAACCAGTTGTTGATCATCGTCGACGGTCTCAATTTGCTGATGATTCCATCAAGGTTCGACGTTCGTCGAGGCGAGTCAACGCGCGATGCGAATGCCAGCTTCCTGAAGCACCCCAGTGACACAGTATTTGAGCTAGCGTCACGGCTCATCGACACTAACAATGGTAAGGTTCTGAACAACGTTGCCAACGATGAGCTGGGTTCTGTCTATGCGTTGGCCAAGACCGACAACAAGGTTAAGACGATTCTGTTCATGTACACGATGAGCAAGATCTCACGTGCTTACGGGAACAACGTTCAGTTCCTGAATTCTAACCAGTCACAGGACAACACCCCGTTGGTCGACAACCTTATCGACCGGTTGGTAGCCTCGCTAGAGGCTACAGTGCCGACGACGAGGTCAACCGTGCAATTGGTGACGCAACCTGGTCTCAATCGGGGACTGAACACCACGTCTCTGACGCCAGACAGCATCAAACATGCCTTCAAGTCTGGGACCGTGCTGACGCGCCTAGTCGAGCAGTTCATGAGCGCCGTCATCAACTGGTTCAAAAACCGCACGACAGCGATCAATGACAGTTACACCCGTTATGGCGGTTATCTTGACACCGTCATCATGATGATCGCATTTGATCTTGCCATCGCAGTAGTCGCCCGGTACAGCGGCCAACAGATTGTGGGTGTTTACCGGGGGTTGTCGGGTTCATCACATGGACAGTTGACATTTGCAGTGTCACGTTCGACGACCAACCACGCGTCATCATTCAACGACATCATTCAGCGTCACAACAAGGAAGGTGACCTGGTGCGTCAGCTGATCATCACCTTCACTAGTGCTTTGATGGCGACCTCGCGTATGGCCAGCCAAACTAGCAATTACTTCAATAGCGACCTCGCGCGTAGCAAGTTGACAGAGCTTGTAGGCAGCTTGGGCGGCAGCACTCGGGATTTGCGCTCGTTGCTGACCGAACAGCAAATCATGCTGTTGTCGTCTACGTTGTTGAGCATCTCGTCAGCATTTAAGTCTCGACGACGTGAGAACAATGAGGATGAACCCAAACCACGTACTCGCCGGCGCGGTTCTTTGCCCACGGTAGAGGACGACCTTGCTGTCTTTGACGAGTCTGACGTAGCTGAGGAGATGGAACACGCCATCCTTAGCTTTTTTTCAGAAGGTGACTATGCTGCCGCACAAGGCCTGAACAAGAGAATCATGACGGTGGGGATTCCACATGGCTTCACGCAGTACCTGAAGCAACAGGGTGAACCGAACAAGAAAAACGCTAGCCAGCAGGAAAAGGAAGGGGACATCGTACAGGTCGTGGTCTATCGTGTTGACATGCAGAACACTGATATCATCTACAAGCCTGTCAGGTTTTTGTTTGAACTGTCGCGGTTTCCGATCAGGTTCTCGACAGACCACTGGCTGCCCCTGCGCGACAAGCCAACCGTCGCCGACATCATCAATGCTGTGCCGACTCAAAATTTCAACTTTGACGGAACGCAGGTGACGATCAACGTCGAATACGCGGCCGCCGCCATCGCAGGTCAACAGGGCGCCCAACACCTGCGTTCTGCCTTCAATGGTGAATCATACTCGTTCCTGACACCGGCACAGAAAACACAGATCCTTCACAATCACACCCTCAGTCACATGCTGGAGGTTTACGTTCGGATGCTAACGGGCATCAATGTCGCTGAGCACTCGTATTACGTCGATGAACTGCCTTCAGTGAGCGACAGGGGACTGGTAGGTTCACTGGCCACGTACGCAATCTCAAACATGGTTGCAAGGTCGGGAGTCGCTGTCCCTTCGGAGGACGCCCCGCCGACAGGAGGAGTGCTGTTCTCATCGACCGGGGCGCGCACCGCTAATCCTCCACCGAAGAGGGGTGACCGCGGTCAGACTCGACCAGCGATGAGTAACCCTGCGGGTACCGCAGGTGACATGCAGGGTGAGGCCCAATTCGGTTCGACCCGGCAACAAGGCGCCCCCGTTAGGAACAGGGACCAGCAGTCGAGCGTAGGTTCGCTCAAAGAGAACTTGGAGTTGCTGGGACCCAAGCACGCTCGTGCAGCAGCGGCGACGCTTCGCACCTGCTCGCAACTAGCTAGCTCCTTCACCCAGTACACCCGTACTGAGGCAACACGAGCGCGCGTGCTGTCGCCGAGGTTGTTCGACCGCGTCTTCAACATCATCATTGATGCTAATGACTTCGAGATCGACGTCAAGAAGACGCTGGCAACTCCATACGGGCGACAGGCTCTTGAGCTTCTAATCAGACACGGTGAGGTAGTGTCAGTTGACCCGATGACTCAGCGCTCCAAGAACCTACAAGCCCTGACGCCTGAAACAGTTGACATGGGCCGGCGGCCGCCACGAGGGCGGTTCTTTCACAATGTCAACAATTTTAAGTTGCGTGAACGTGACCAGACACGAGGCGACTTGGTGACTGATAAATACTTCATCACCGTCGAGACGCTGGAGGAGAACGACGAATGAGCATTTCCCACCCCTCCCACCCGATCTACGTCATTGATGTTCCTGAGGTGAGGAAGTTCAAGGGGACATTCCGCTATAACTTCTTCACTCCTGACGAGAGCGTCAACGGCTCAGGTGGAGTACCCGCGGCGTTTCTGACACGCTCAGGGGCAGAGATCGACTCAAATTTCATCCAGTATTCGACGTCTCGAGCTCCGCGAGTGGTGGTGTTTCAGTGGACCAAACCTAAGTTGGCCGACGTCGGCAACCTGTTGAGTGAGCAGGCCATGCGCGACAATTCGTTCAGGACGACGGGTCAGCAGAATGGTTCCCTCATCCTCGATCACATCGACAAAGTTGTCTCTGAGGACGACTTTGCGTCTAAGACGTTCAATTCTGTTCACTTCCACGACGGCGAATTGGACACTAAGGTACATCACTTGGTCTCGGGTTCGGTCACTGCCCAGATGCTGTATGACCCTGCGGATCCTAACCTCAGTCCTCACAAGGCTGCACAGCGCCTGACGAAGGCCTTACCAGAGCGGATCAAACCTGGCTTCATCTTCACTGCCATGACGATGCCCAAGGTAACTGGTGGCGCGACGTTTCATCTGGCGGCCAACGCGCTCGTCGGTCGCTCGACAAGCAAGGCATTGGCTCGCCCAGGCCGTGGTGTCAAGTACAACAACCAGTCGTTTCGCAATATCAAACGTGTGTCAACCAATACACAGATGAACGTCAAGTTCATGCACGACCTGGTCAACAGGGCAATGCGCGATCCGTTGTCGACCAATGCTAACGATTTGGTCAACATGCACCCTACCAGTAAACAAGCGAAACAGGCCGCCGGCCGTGGGTCTGTCGCTGAAAGAGACTATCGCACGTATGTACGGTACTTCCGCGTTCGACGCCATGGTTCGAGCCCACACGTGCAGAAGTACGGTGCTGAGTTGGTCGGATACATCATTGACAAGTTCGAGGTCAGCACCCGTGGTGGCCTCATCAAGCATCCGCCTATCGTCATTGACAGCCCACACGTTCATCTGACAGCAGATTACCGCGTCAAGTTCAATGCCAAATATTGCTACGTGATCAGAACAGTCGCCTTGCTAACGTTGCCTGCCATCGAGGACGTGACGGGAGAAGTGGCAACGATTCAGGTCCTCGTCAGCAGTAAGCCGTCGAACAAGGTCTACGTAACGACCCAAAAGGATTCAGCCCCTGAGCCGCCAGGTGACGTCAACTTCACCTGGAACTATCAGACCAACAAGTTGATGGTGACCTGGGCCTTTCCGGTCACTCGCGAGCGCGACATCAAGCAGTTCCAGGTCTTTCGGCGTGACAGCGTCGACGAATGCTTTGAGCTTCAGAAACAATACAACTTTGATGACTCTGTCGTCAAGTTTCCGTACAACGAACGCCCAGACCCGCGACTCGTTGAGCACCTCAACTCGCCAGCCACGTTCTGGATCGACGATGAGTTCAACTGGGATGTTCACACAGGTCGAGACACCGGGTTGATCTACGCAGTGACCAGCATCGACGCCCACGGTCAAGGCAGTGGTTACTCGGCTCAATTCCGCGTCTGGTTCGACAGGTACAAAAACCGCCTGCAGAAGGAACTGGTGTCGCATGCAGGTTCACCGAAGCCGTACCCGAACATGTACTTGGCCGAGGAGCTCTTCGAGAATACCATCAACGTGGCAGGCCCATCTAGCAAGCGAATGAGGCTGTTCTTCAACCCGGAATTCTACTACTACACTGACGACCGCGGGAGGACCACACAGGTGCTTCAGACCCGGCAGACGGGTGGAGGTTACAAGCTGCAGTTTATCAACCTCGACAACATGAAGTCAGATGACATCAACATCACGATCGACGATCGGACGACCAAGGCAGGTCGCCGCCCGGCCCACCCGATCATTCAGGTCGGACCCAAGCGCAAGGCTCAGCCGGCCCGCGGACGGTGATGTAGGATGTGATTGTGAAGAAGTTGTCAGCGGGTAAGTTTCTTAGAGAGAGCGGATTGCTTTTTAAGATCAACCGTGACGTCTTGCATCCTTTGGGATTGGCCTTGGCGATTGATCAACACGTTGACGGGACATTCACAATGTCGCAGGAGCTGCTTGATTACCGCAATGAAGGGGGTGTCTACTTTGACAAGGAGTCTGTTGAACGGGGTGAGGAGCGACTACGCAACTTCCTGGAAGGAGCGCCCTCAACAACCGTATAGTCAAGGTAGCGTAGTAGCTACTTACCGATCGACGTCGGAGGCAGCGAAGGTGGTTGACGGTTGGGGGATCACGCATCATGGCATGTTGCGAAGGCCAACAAGACACGTATCGTAATTTCCACTGACGCTACACAGAAGAAAATGGTCACGGTGACACATGGGCTTCCTTGATAATTCGACGAACAACTTGATTCTTGACGCTGTCCTGACTGACGTCGGACGTCAGTTCTTGGCACGCAACGACGGTAGCTTCAGCATCCATAAGTTCGCCCTAGGCGACGACGAGGTCAACTATGGGGTCATCGGCAAGTACGGTCGTACTGTCGGATCCGAGAAGGTGGAGAAGAACACTCCCATCCTCGAGGCCCTGACCAACCAAGCGACGGCCCAGAAGTACAAACTTGTCAGCGTGTCGAACCCGAACTTGCTGCGATTGCCGTCGATGGCACTGTCGGGCGATGCCAACGTCAACGCCCTCGGCAACCTGATCACCCTGGGCAGAAACACCCAAAAGACATCGAACGTCACCGTCCAGCAGACGATCCAAAATGAGACGACGATCGATGTGGAACTTCGCGATCAGACGTTCATGGTCGAGGTCCCAAATCTCTTTGTGCAGATTGTCAGCAACACGCCTGAGAACATCGACGGTAACCAGCGTGCCAGCTACATCCTGACGCGGTCGCCTGCCGAGAACGCCTTCGGCGGGTCCAGCGTGCAGTTCACTATCAGCGTTAAGTCGCTGACTGACGCTCTGTTCGCAGTCTACGGGACCACCGCTGACAAGACCAAGATCAAGGTCTACATGAAGGTGACTGGCATTCAGTCCGGCGCCGTTCAGGACATCGGCATCATCATCGACAAGAACCTATAGAGAGTGAAACATGAGTGACGATGACGCCAAGTTGAAGGAGCTGTTGGATGCGACGCTCGATGATGTCAGGATGATGATCGAACGTGATCCATCGATTGAAGGTCGCCGCAAGGCGCGACAGTACGCCTTCACTGAACCTGCACGAAAAGTAGCAGAGCTTTCAAAGAAGTAGTACTCAGGTGTTTAGTGCGCATAAACCGGTCACGTACTTTGAGCGCGATTCAGGTTACAATCTGAGCAATCAACGTCAACCGGCGGAAATTCAGAGGTGAATACGTGGCCGTTTTCAAAGAGATTCTTCCCAGTGACATCAAGACGTCACGCTCGTTCCTGAACCAGCTGATTGACGTCATCCAAGAGGACATCAGCGGGTCAGTCTCGAGACGAAAGTACCAGAGCTTCGTCACCGGTGGCGTGGGTCCGGGTATCACGTCATCGCTCTATCAGACGGTATATGATCAGGACTTCACCCTGCAGACAGCCAACTCCATCTTCGACATGACGGTTGGGCTACTTCCGGACGGTGCGACGGTGTTGTCTAGCCAAACGGGTGTTGATGCAGCCGGTAAGGAGCTGTTCCCGAGTTCATCGCTGATGATGCGAGAGAAGATGGACATCTACCGGCAGTTTTCACAGACGCTGCTGGGCGACGCGTCGACAGCATTCGTCTCCCCTCTGGGTTCAAGTGATTCTGAGGACGAGATCGACGTCGCGCTGTTCATCGCCTTCAAGCGCCTCTTCGCCCGCGACAGCATCAAGCGGGAGACGTTTGCAATGCGGTTCTACCAAACCGCATCGATCAATGGGCCCAACGACTCCACGCCTGCAGAGAGCTTTCCGTCGCCGCCCAACCTCTACGTCACCTCGCTGTCAGGCAGCGCGATTTACACCGACATCGGCGCGGCCACCAACAAGCTGTCGACATTCGGAGGCCAGGTCGGCAACGTCGTCGACAGCGCTGACACCACGCGCAATGTCGGCCTGATGTTCTACGACCGCGGCGTCCTGGTCCTGGACCTGAAGAAGGTGACCAGCGCCAGCCAGTACATGTCAGGTACCATCGACGCGATGGCGCCCCTTGGGCAACAGGTCCTCGGCGCTTCAGGCAGCCAGACACAGTTCCTGTCGACGTTCATCCCCGACTTCGTGGTCAGTGCCTCGATCGACAACATCATCGACCACGTTGCCTCCTGCAGGTTGGGATCGGGCAGCCAGTCAGCCCTGACCTTCCAGAACGTCACCAACATCAACAGCTCGTTGATCTTCTGTCGGGTTGAGGCTGATGAGTTCAACTACTCGGCCAACCCGACTTTCACGGACACGACTGACAGGATCGTCGTCATCGACGTGGGTCAGGAGGACACACAGCAGTCATTCACCTACGTGACCTCGGTCGGACTGTATGACGCCAACGACAACCTGCTCGCGGTGGCTAAGCTGTCCAGGCCTGTCCAGAAGAACCCAGAGAAGGACCTAACCTTTCGCATTAGACTTGACTTCGCCAAGAAGCGTTCCATCGTATACAGAAAGTGAGATCAAGCTATAATTGATCCGTGGCCAAGGAGCGGATCAAGAAACTGTGTGAGGTGTGCTGCAAGGAATTTGAGGTCATTGCATCTCGCGTGTCCTCGGCGAGGTACTGCAGCTACGATCCGTGTTTTTTGAGCACCCGTAAGACGCGGCAGCCAGACGTCACCAAGACGTGTGAGTTCTGCGGTTGCGAATTTACCGTTTCGTTCGTCAGGAAGGAACAGCGCTTTTGCGGCAAGCGCTGTTCAAACAGTGGCCCTAACAACGGGATGTTCGGCAAGCCAGGGTCCATGCTTGGTAGGACAGCGTGGAACCGCGGGTTGACAGCAAAGACAGATGAGCGCCTGGCTGGATTGGGTGCAAAGGTTTCAGAAAGTCTGAAAGAACGCTTTCAGGCAGGAGCCAGCACGCACCGTGGTGCCAACAATCCTAACTTTGGACACACGTCTGATACATTGACGAAAGAGCAACGTGACAACTACTCACGTGCCGCTGTCAAACGTGTGCTCGATGGCGTGTCTGGGTACAAGACCGGCCACGTGACAGGAACGCATTGCAGTCCGAAGGCAACGTTGCCTGTCAAGTTCAAGTCATCATGGGAATTGGTGGCAATGATGCACTGGGACAGGAGCAATGATGTATTGTCATACGAATACGAACCTAATGTCATCGTCCTATCCGATGGGCGACGGACGATTCCAGACTTCCTCGTCAGGTACGTTGATGGCCAAGAAGTCATTGTCGAGATCAAACCGACTGCTATTCAGGCATTGCCCGAGGTGAGCAAGAAGTTGGATCTGACAAAGCAGGCCCTCGCCGCGGCCGGTGCCAAATATGTCGTACTAGGCAACGTTGAAATTGACGCAATGAAACGTGAGATCGGAGAAGACTTTGACACAGCAGTCAAACACCATCAAGGTCGGATCTAGGACGTACTGTGTGGTCGCTGTTGATGATGAGTCATTCGATAGCGTTGTGGCCAAGGGTTGCGATGATCCGTCGTCAGTGAAAAGCGTCATCAGTTATGATGACGATGTGATCATCGTCAGAAATAGATTGACATATGATCATAAGCGAGAGCTTGTGCTGCATGAGCTGATCCACGCATGCTTGGAAGATTCTGGCGTGGCAGAACAGCTACCTGAAGCAGAAACCTTCGTCAAGGTGCTTGCACCTCGACTCATTCAGCTGCTTGATCAAGAACTTGTCAACTTGCTTGACGACGTAGCATCATAGTTACGACCATGCGCATCAGGCTGGGTGAACTACGACGTCTTTTGGTGAACTCTTTTTCTCCTCAAAAAGGAAGTCGACGTATTGAGCTTTCTCGTCCGCCTGATAACGATGATCAGTACGATTTTGATGAGTTCATATTGAACGTGGTGTCGCCCCTGAAGGATCAAGGCGCTTTTCCGTTTGACGTGGGTGCCGTGATTGGCAATGGGTTTGAAGGCGTCGTCTGTTCATCAGGAAGCGACAAAGTCGTCAAGTTGATCCCAACGTACAATGCAGTCCCAGGCTCAGCCAACGCTGTCATTGAACGATTGAACAATGCACCCAGCGGCGGTTTGTACGTCAAAATCTTTGATGTTGGCGAGGTCAACGCTATCGACACAAGCAGCGGAGACACGTACACAGCATTGGTCTATGCGTTAATGGAGCGTTTGGAACCCCTCTCAACAGAAGATGAAGAGGCCATCCAAGTTGTCATCCAACACGAGTTGAGGCCTGAAGAGGTTGACAATCCGCGCTTGGGCGCTTTTTTGAAACGTTATATGTCACTGCGCCTAGATCATGACGTCAGAAACGTGATGAAACGTGGTGATCAGTACGTGATCATCGACCCAGAGTGATGCTGTCGACGCTAGCGTAGCGAGGTATAGTTACGCCGGAGGCAGATGTCGATCTATAGGATTGATCCGACCGACGTAGAGACGTTCAGCGTCGTCACCAACCCATTCCGGACATTCGTATCCAGCTCGACGGCGGGCTCCACTGGTTCGGTCCACGTCTTCGCCCGGCGATCGTCCACCATGAAGGATGCTCGCCCCGACTCTGCATTCATCGACTCAAGGCACGACGACGGGAAATACCCGAACGCCCTTCGGAGCGCTCAACAGTGGGGACGCATTGCTCGCGTTCACAGCGTCAGTTCATCATTGACGGGGTCGTTCGCCAACATGATGGAACAGTACATGGACGCTGTGAATTCCGCCGGGCGACAACGTCGCCTGCAGCAGAAGCTTGACATCGTCAGATTCTTTCCTCCGCCCACCTTCAACAGCAACACCTTGCGTAAGTTGTTCATCAAGGACGTGTTGCAGCCTTATTACAGGACTGTCTACCCGACGGCGCACTGGGCGTACACCAATTACAACACGCTCAATTTCTTCACATCGTCCGGCTTTCCGACGTCATCCGTGTTGCTATACCCGAACATTGCGGACGATCGGGGTGGCATGGTCTTTCACGAAGGTTACTGCAGCGGGACATACACGCCTAGTGGATCGTTCAGCTTCGACTTCTACATTAACCCCCGCTACACCTCCGACGCGTCAGACGGCACATTTAAGGCAGGTACGATCCTCCACCTGTCGTCGACCTTTGCCTTGTCGCTGGTCACGGGCTCTAGCAAGGACGTTAACGGCCGGCCAGTTGGCTTTCGCCTGTTGCTGCAGTTGTCGAGTTCAGCAGACATCCCACCTTCTTGGATCGCGACTGATGCGACTGGGACCATCAACGTGTCGGGCCCGTCGGGCTCGTACGACCACGTCAGTCAGAGCCTATTGCCTTCACGTGAGCTAGTCTTCTTCTCTGACAACAACGCCTTGTGGCACAACCGCTGGCACCACGTCGTCGTCAGGTGGGGCACTCGGGACGTCAATTCAGGCCGCGGGACGTTCAACATCGACGGCGTCGACAAGGGAACTTTCGACGTCCCGTCATCATCGATCACTCCTTCGCTGGCTGACATCGTTGTCATGGGCGGGCACAACCCACCGGTGCCCGGGATCCAACAGCTACCACCCGATGTCCTGTGCCTAGGTAACTTCTACGAAGGTCCCAATCACAGCGTTAACCCACAGGCTGCGTTCTTTGCTTTCGACCCAGCCACCCGGGAGGGACTCAATGTGATGTTGGCCGATACGGGGATCGAGACGCCCACGTCCTACTCATTCGACCACCCGCTCAACGCCGAACTGCACGACGTGGCGATCCGCCGGCGCTACCTGTCGGACTATGACATCTCGACGTCGGCCAGCGTGGGGCCTGTCTTCCTTGATAACACGTTTGCCTTCTACGTGCCGCCTTTCTTCATCGAGCAGTCGCCTTACCGACAGTTCGTCAACGACCGTGGAGGACTGCTGGTGTCGCCTTTCCAGGAAGCTGACGGAGCATCGTCGATGCCGTTCAGTGTGGCCTTGTCGTTCGGAGTCGGTGGCCACTACATCAACCTTGAAAACTTTGTCCGCGACTTTGCGTCCAACAATCACCCATTGCTGCACCACCTGTCTGGCGTGGCAATCACCACCACGACGCCTGATGCTGACACGTGTAACGAGTACCTGCAGTCGCAGCCATTTGTTGCTAAACGTAACTTGACCATCCTGCCGTGTGACGATGGTCTCTTCGTGCCTAGCTTCCAGTTGCTAGCGTCAGAGTCTCTATCACGGGCCGTCGACGACCTGGGGATCGAGGAGCTAAGCTTCATCCACCTTGACAACATGGTGCTGACATCGACGTTGATGTTCGGCGGTGGCACGTTCGATGACGGCTCCCAACCTGATGAACAGGTCAATGCCTTCGCAGCGGTGCAACTGGGGAGCACTCCTGAGACGCCCTTCTCCATGCCTGGACCGGCGACATACAACCACTACCGCAACGTCGTGTCAGGTAGCGACGTGGAGGTGGGCGCGCCGCTGTCGGTTTATCAGCGTACACAGGATCCGTCATCGAACCAAGTCACTGTCTTTGACGTCAGCAACCTGTTCTACGGTTTCCGGATCAAGCCCAAGACGCTGTCACTGCGGGAACCTGACATCATTCGGTCAAGCCGGTTGGGCTCTAACCTGCCAATCTCTGCCACCTTCGGACCGATCAGCATGACGCTGGTCGACGATGGTAGAGGCAACGTCTACCGAGCTGACTGTTACACCAGCCAGTCGACGTGGAACAGCGTAGGTAACGTCTACTACGACGAGGGCCTCATCGTCTTGAAGAGCCCGCACCTGTACTTCTTTGGTCAGGACGCTTATGAGGTCAGCTTCCGCGGTGAGCAACACGTTCACACCATGAGAATCGACGTCCTGGCGCCCAATAACCAGCTCAATTCGTCGAGCAACCCGTGTTTTCGGAAGGTGGCCCCGACGGGCTTTCCGAACGACACTGACGATTCATTCGTCTACATCTCGGGCATCAACCTCCACGATCGCAACTACAATGTTGTCATGAAGTCGCAGCTGGCCCAACCCATCCTGAAGCGCTTCGGCGATCGCATCATGTTCAAGGTGCGTTATGATTGGTGAATTGTTGATGCCAACTGCTCGAAGCATGATACAGTAGATCATGCTTCTAGAGATCAAAGACGGCCCGAACGCCTATCGTCCGTCGAAGCCCAAGCGCATCCTGGTGTTACAGTGCGATTCGTGTGGTGGAAAATTCGAGCGACAGTACACGCAATCGTACATGAACGACCACAAGTGGGGCCAGTTCTGCTCGAGAAAGTGCTACGGTAGCTTCCGGTCGCGGCACCCAGAACTGTACGCTGACAACACGGCAATGATGCATACGCCAGCGGCGGCGCAGAAGATCAGTGAGTCTGTCGTCGAGCGGATGAAACAGCCCGGCTACGTCCACCCGTGGCAGGGTCGCCAGCACAGCGACGAGACCAAGCAGAAGATGAGCGCTAATCATGCCGACGTGTCGGGTCCCAACAACGGGATGTACGGCAGGAAGCACAGAGACTCGTCCAAAGACGCCATGTCAGACAAACACTCGTTGTTGCTGTTGGTCGGCAAGCAGCGGCCTTACGGTGGCAACTCTAAGAAGGGCGACCATCGGTCCAACAAGACCGGGAGGGAACACTTCTACAAGTCGGGCTGGGAATTGTCGCTGATGCGATGGCTCGACATGGCACCCTTCGTTGTCGACTGGGACTACGAGTGTGTCCGCATCCCGTACGTCTACGATCGTCACAAGCGCTGGTACGTGCCCGACTTCATGGTCACCTTCGTCGACGGTCATCGGGAGCTGTGGGAGGTGAAACCCGTTGAATTCATCGGCAGCGAGAAAAACGTGCTGAAGTCGGAGGCCACACGAGCGTGGTGCGTTGAGAACAACGTCACCCGTTACCGGACGCTGACGGGCGATGACCTGCGCGCGTTGTTGATTATCTGATACACCTATTTACGGTCATGCGTATGAGGCTCTCAGAGCTGCGGAAGATGCTGCATCGTGCCCTTCTAGAAAATCGGGGGCTTCCTAAGGTGTGGTACCACGGCTCGCGCTGGGGTAATATGGGTGACATCTCTGGCTTCCAAGGAGACATCATGTTTCTGACGGATTCAAGAAAGGTTGCCGAGCAGTACCACAGGCCGTTGCTTGCGGCAGGACGTCGACCACAGGGTGCTAGCGTCAAAGAGCAGCCAATCGTGTACCGTGTTCGTCTGCTGAATGATACCCAACAAATTTTTGACACTCGAACGCCTGAACACATGGCGATGTTTAGGGAGATGGCCCGCCAAGAGATCGCTGCGGATGCGGATGAACCAGCCTTCACTAAGGCCTCATTGATGCGTGTTTATGCAGCACCTGGAAGTGACATTTCTGGCACATTTCCCGCCTACGGCAGCGTGAGTCCGTTGTTAGAGAGGCTTGTGGCACGAGGATTTCAGGCTTCAATCATTGCTGAAGGCGAACACGGCGCTAGCCTCGCCGTCGTCAATCCGCAGAAAAACGTTGAACTTGTTGACAGCGACCTCGTCGATGAATGTTTCCTGCGTGAAGCAGCAGTGACAGCAACGCAACTGCCCACAGACATCGGTCTCATTGTTAGAGAGGGTCGCGGCCACGTGACGTTGGCCTTGATCGAGCTATCAGGCGTCGAACAGGTCCTATTGGGCCAAGGCGGATGGCCACGGGCGGTGTTGAACAAGGCTATCATCGGTGGTATCAACATTGGGAAGTACGACGTCTGGCGTGTCACTAGCGTGAAAGCTAGGAAGGGTTACGGCCCCTTGTTGTACCGTCTAGCCATGCAGTACGCCACCCAACAAGGATCGGCCCTGTCGTCTGACCCTGACGGTCTGACGTCTTCGTCGGCACAGGCGGTTTGGGACAGGTTTATCCAACAACCTGACGTGGAGACTATCTTTGTTGACAGCGAACACGACGACCAACGCGGTATCGCCTATTCCCTAGAAGGAGATGACATCACCGGACTGGCGCAGAGGTACTCTTCTTTGTTGGAACGCTTCGATCGCTGGAATCGTGACAGGCTCGACAGCCTCCTGGACGGCGCCTTGAGCGCAGCAACGGCGGTGGCCCTTGGCAGCTAGGAGACGTAGGAAGCGAGGCTACCACACGGGCATCCACGAGTCGTCCAAGTCGGGTGGCCCTTGCAAGTACCGCTCGGGTTGGGAACTTTTGCTGATGCAATGGTTCGACGTGGAATCGTCAGTCACCAGCTACGGCTACGAGTCAGTCGCCATCACGTACGTTAGCAACACGCGCTCTGGCAAGACGCGTCGTTACTTTCCAGATTTCTTGGTCAATATGGCAGACGGCAGTCGCTGGTTGGTCGAGGTGAAGCCCAGCAAGAAGTTGCAACAAGCTATTGTTAAAAAGAAGATGTTGGCCGGTCAACGGTGGTGCGAGGAACACGGAGCCACCTATAAATTCATTACAGAGTACGAATTGAAGGGTATGGGGCTGCTTTAGCCATTTTACTGTGGGCCCCTGAGTGACACTATAGAGTCGTGGAAGATATCATCATGGGTCTAGACGTGTCGACTTCTGTGACTGGCGTCTCGATCGTCAACAAGAACGTGCAACCAGATGCCATAGGCAGTCACATCCTGTTGCTTGACAGGATCGAGTTCAAAGGCTGCACCACGTTGTGGGACAAGGCTGACAAGGTCAGAGAGTACTTCTGTAAGCTCGGTAATGGCGATGCCCGGATCGGATTCAATCGCATTCGACGAGTTGTGATTGAAGAGCCCCTGATGGGATTTCGCACCGGTATGTCGTCCGCACAGACGATCACACAGTTGATGCGCTTCAACGGAATCGTCAGTTATCTCGCCCACCGTGAAATGGGAATTCGACCCGAGTACATCAGCTCTGCGCATGCTCGCAAGCTGTGCGGCATCAAATTGCAGAAGACTGCTGTGGGTGGTCCACAGAAAGAACAGGTCTTTGCGCACATGATGGCGAACGACCTGAAGCACGTCACCTGGCCCACAAAGAAGAGCGGTCAGGTCGTCGATTGGTCAAGAGACGCTTGCGATGCATACGTCATCGCTCGTGCAGCCGCCATTGAGGGTGTTGTACCGGCAAGAGACGCTAAGAAGTCGGGTCGCCAGTCCAAGAAGGTTGCCACAGTGTAGTGTCAGTCCATAGTGGCTGTCACGCTCACTGACAAGGTAAGGTTCTACGAGTCGGTCTTCGGTTCGGGTCGGATGGCTCGCAACTGCAGGAACTTCGACGTACGGTGTCCAGTGTGCCTCGAAAAAGGCTCCGTTCCACCTGACAAGAAGAAGCTAGCAATCCTCACAGAGGACGACCGTTGCCATTGTTGGGTTTGCGGTTACAAGAGCAGGACGCTGGCTCCACTGATCAGAAAGTACGGCACGCTATCACAGCTGCAGGAGTACGTGCAGCGCTTCATGCCTGCCGGCACCTCGACTTGGCACTCCCGATGTGTCATCATCACGGGAGACTTGCCACCTCCCCTACCTGTCCAACTGCCAAAGGACTTCAAGCTGTTCGCCACTTCACGCAGCCGGGATCCTGACGTGGCTGCCATGCGTCGTTACCTGACACAACGCAGGGTTAGCGACGATGACTTGTGGTACTACAAGTTGGGATACAGCAACGAGGCTACGTGGCATCGTCGTGTCATCATGCCGTCCTTTGATAGGGACGGCGCCTTGAACCACTTCGTCGGCAGGACGATCGACAGGGGACGTAAGCCCAAGTATGAGTCTCCGGAGGGAGACCGCAGGCAGGTCATCTTCAACGAGATCAATCTTGACTGGTCCCGAAAGTTGGTGATCTGTGAAGGCGCTTTCGACCTGATGAAGTGTGGTGATAACGCAGTGCCTCTGTTGGGCAGTGACCTCAACGAAGAGTCTGCCCTTTTCAACGCCATCGTCGCTCATGGCACGCCGGTGGCGCTGGCTCTCGATGCTGACATGAGGTTGACGAAGGCTCCTCGGGTGGCTCGAAAGCTGGCGGACTACAACATCGATGTGACGCTGGTCGAGGTGGCAACGGACCCAGGTGACGTCACCAAGCAGGAGATCAGAGAGGCCTTGAAGGCCGCCCGGCCGTTCGACTGGCACCTGACGTTCTTCGACAAGCTAACACATGCGTCAGTAGTTCGTTTCTGAGACTAGATCTGTACAGTAGAAGATCTGAGTTTACCATCACAGCCAGTGTTGCATGATTAGGATCGCCCATATCGCAGACGTGCACTGGCGTGGACTTTCACGGCACGATGAGTACCGTGAGGTCTTTTCGGTGTTCGTTGAGCAAGTCAAGCAGTCGGGAGCCGAACACATCTTTGTGGGCGGTGATATCTTCCACACCAAGACGTCAGGCCTGTCTCCTGAGTACATTGAACAGTTGAATTGGTGGCTGACGGTGATGGCTGACGTCGCAGAGGTGCATCTCACCCTCGGCAACCATGACGGCAACCTGATGAACTTGTCGAGGCAGGATGCCGTCACTCCGATCGTTAATGCCCTTCGCAATCCGCGAGTGCATCTCTACAAGAAGAGTGGCACCTACGAGTTCGTCCCGGGTTACTGCTGGTGTATCTTCAGCCTCTTCGACGAAGAGGGTTGGCGTTCTGTGGAACCGATGCCCGGTAAGGTCAACATTGCCTGCTACCACGGTCCGGTGCGAGGTGCCTTGACCGAGAGTGATTGGTCGATCGAAGAAGGCCTGACCGTCGACTTCTTCGAACGGTTTGACTTCTGTTTTCTTGGTGATATTCATCGCCTCCAAATTCTCGGAAGTCGCTCTTCAGAACTGATCATTGACGCTCAAGACCTTTCTAAGTACCCTGGTGCGGAAGTTATCGAAGAACTGTAACTTTTGTCATTGGGTGATATACCTTTGAAGCATGAGCATTGAAGCAGAAGTGCTAGCAGATTATCTGGCTGGGATGCCAGAGCGTGATCTCTTGACGAAGTACGGTATCAAGCGTAAAGACGTCAACAGGATCAGGAAGCGGCACGGTGTCGGACTCAGACACTGTAACTTGCAACACCAACGAAGGAAGAATGAAATTGCTGGCGAGACGGTAACGTGTATGGCGTGTGGCCGCCAGATGCAGAACTTGTCATCACATGTCAGGGTTCACGGATTGACGCCTGATGAATACGTTGACAAGCACGGTGGACCATTGGCGACCGCCACATGTCAGAAATTAATGCGTGAGGCGGCCGTTGACAAGTTCGAACGTCGACCTGGTCTGAAGGACAAATTGCGTGAAATTGGCAGCCGAAACATTACAAAGGTGAACGCTGATGGCAAGGGTTGGCGGACACCTGTGGGTTTCTGGTCAAAGGAGCAGAGAGCGCACATGAGCCGACTTCTTATGGGTCGGCAGGTGACATGGGCCAACAAAATCAAGGAATCGCACTGGAGCAAGGGCGATAAAGCTCATGATGTCATCGATGCGATCTGTGCTCATGGTAAACGATTCAAGCGTGGCTGGCATCTTTCGACAAAAACTGGTGCAAAAGAGTTTTATCATAGCTCGTACGAGCTCAGGCGTATGAAAGAGCTCGACGCAGATCCTGACGTCCAACGTTGGTCAAAGCGACACGGGATTGTCGTCCCGTATCAACACGCTGGCCGCGACAAAAACTACGTTCCGGATTTTCTGATCGAGCGCGTTGATGGCCTTAAAGTCATAGAGGAAGTCAAGGGCTACGTCATCGATCAGGCGCAGCATGACGCAAAGTGTTCTGCTGCTCGGATTTGGTGTCCGTTGCACGGTTACGTCTATCTGGTGAACTTTATGGGACGTTCTTTGTGAGCAAAAAGCTTCGCATTCGTGCCCAAAGAGGTTGGATCGCCTACCCGGGCAGCCCAGTCCAGCAGAACTACGCCGAAGAGCTGCGGCACGGGTTCCTGCTGTGGGACATCGCGAGCCGCGAATCGTTCGACGTCAAGTTCTGCGAACTGCCCAATCCACGGCCTTTCGTCACTGTCGACTGGGCAAATTCTGTCGAGGCCACGCTGGCGTTGGCACGCTCCCATGTTACAGGGGCCCGATTCCGCATCAGGAGCCGCGACGTACTTCCACAGAAAGAAGTAGCCCAACTGACGCTCGCCTTGCGCAATGAGATGAAGGCGATGGAGGTTACCTTCAAGAGTGAGCGCCGTGTAAATCGAGACGTCATCTCGGCCGGCACGACGACCCTTCTCAAGGAAGACCTACGCAATCCTGACGTCCTAATGCGCCTATTGAGGGAATACCACAAGGATACCAACCTGACAGACGACGAGTGGGCGGCCGTCAAGGATCAAGTCGCTGCATACCTGCAACAGGCTCTTGATGGCGATGACGTGGTTCGCAACACTAAGTGGTCGTTGCGTCACATGGCGTGGGACAACACTTTTGCCTACGGCAAGGGCAATGCCATCAACTTCGACCAGCTGTCAGGTGTCGTCGGCATCTTTGGTCCCAATGCCCGTGGCAAGTCGTCGGTCGTCGGCACTATGTTGTACGGCCTGTTCAACACGACAGACCGTGGAAACGTCAAGAATCTGCACGTCATCAATGTCAGGCATCCGTACTGTTACGCTCGTTCGGTCGTCAACGTAAACGGGACTAATCACTCCCTGGAACGTCAGACCGTCAGGTATGAGACAAAGAAAGGCCAGACGTACGCGGGTACCCAGCTCAATGCCTTTCGCATCGCTGAAGACGGGACAGCACATGACCTGGCAGGTGAACAACGGAACGACACGGAGAAGGTGATTCGCCGGTTGATCGGAACGGCGGAGGACTGCCTGTTGACTTCAGTCGCCGCGCAGGATGATGTCAAGTTGTTTATCAATCAGGGGACAACCAAACGTCGGAAGGACCTGTCTCGGTTCTTGGATCTTGACATCTTTGACAGGATGCACGAGCTTGCCAAGCTCGACGTCAATACTAACAAGTCCAGCCTGAAGCAACTACCTGATCGCGACTGGCAAAAGCTGGAGACCTCGTACCTCAAGGCGCTGGCCGACAATGAGGTAAAGATCAGGGAACGCGACCAGCTTTTGCACCAGTCATCGCATGACTTGACCGACGTTCAGGTTCAGCTGGCTGCCTTCAAGGATTTCAAGCCTGTCACCCAGACGCAGGTCGACCAACAACGTAGTTGGGTCGATGATGCTACACACCAGGTGGAGCGTCTTCGCAATGAGATTGCGACCATCAACGGGCAGATCGTCGACAAGCAACAGAAGGTTCACAAGGTCAATGACGTCCTGGCTGACAACGATGTCGCTGCCTTCAAGAAGCGCCTCGAATTCTTCCGGGCGTTGGAATCGTCGCTGGGAACCTTGAAGGCAGCCCATGAGCGGGATGCTGCCTTGCTAAAGCAACAGGAAAAGTCTCTTAAGATTCTTGACGACGTGCCGTGTGGTGACTCGTTCCCGGGATGCAAGTTCATCAAGGACGCCTTCAAGCAGAAGGACAAGGTCGTCCCACAACGGGACCGCGTTCAGAAGGCACTTGACAAGGTCCAGGAAGCAGAGGACGCGTTGGTTGGCCTCCGTGCTGACGACTTGGCAGGTCGGGTAGCCAAGCTAGAGCAATTGAAGAGCCTGTGCTCTACTTTGGGCACCGAAGTCGCTCGCCTGGAGATTAACCGTGATCGCAAGGAACACGACCTAGGTCTAGCAGAGTCAAGGTTGTCAGACGGGCAACGTCGCTTGTCTGAGCTCGAGGAAGCTCTTCGCAATGAAGAAAATGCAGAGGTCGTTACCTTGCGAAACAAGTTGGACACCCTGCAACGTGTCGCTCGACGCCTCGACGCTGAGAAGCTGCAACTGGCCACCCAAACAGGTCAGACGCGGTCTGACCTTGCCAAGATGGAGGTTGACCGTCGCAATCGACACGATGTGTTGCAGGCGATGAAGGTCCACGAGCTGATTGCCCAGGCCTACTCTCGCAGAGGTATCCCCAACCTGATCGTGGCATCGCAGTTGCCGGCTATCAATGCTGAAATTGCTCAGATCCTGGGCGGCATCGTCGGCTTTGTTGTTGAATTGGAGCAGGATGACGATAGCGACTCGATGGAGGTCTACATCGACTACGGCGACAGTCGTCGGATCATTGAGCTAGCTTCAGGCATGGAGAAGACGATCGCTTCTATTGCCATTCGGGTTGCCTTGATCAACGTCACCTCTCTTCCCAAGACCGACATGTTCATCATCGACGAGGCCTTTGGCCCGCTCGACCCGACGGGCGTGGAGGCCTGTAACAGGTTGTTGACGTCATTGAAGCGGTACTTTAGGATCATCATCGTCATCACCCACGTCGAGGGAATCAAGGACGTCGCAGACCACGTCATTGAGGTGGGTCGCTTTGAGAACGATGCTCGAGTGATGTACGATGACACGTGGCCCAAAGACCGTACCTCCGCGACAGGCTGATTGAAGACAGGCCTGAGGGTTTCGTTGTCATCGTACCGGTCGGTGCTGAACCTGCCGTCCCGTTAGCGTGTCCAGTCTGCTCTCACGTGATGCGTTCGAGGGAGGACGAGGTCGCCTACACGCAATTCGAGTGCTGTGATCGGTGCGCCCGCCTGTGGGCTGCTCCGCGGCGCCAGGCTTGGGCGGACGGTTGGCGACCCACAATGGGTCAGGTCACCGAGGCAGAGGCCAATCGCGTGCCACTGGCACTTGTCTTTCAACCCGACTAGCTGGTGTCCAGGCCATAGTTACGGCGGGGAGCCGTCACATATGGCAGATATCGACTTCAACGCCCTCGGACAGGCCATTGATACCACGTGGGGCCGGTCATCGACGCCGCAGACGGCGTCTTATTCCGTCAAACTGAGGATGCTGGGCCCTGATCGACTGGAGGCCTCATATGCGGCCGTCGTCAATTTCGGCACGGAACGACAGATGATCGACATGAAATGTCGTTACATGGACGAATCGAAGTCGGTCACTTCGGCAGTTCTTAAGGTTGTCAAAGCCAACTACAAGGAACTGTCGGGGGAGACGTTGAAGGCCAAGGAGCTGCTCGCCTCCGACAGCCTCGAGATGATCAACCTCAACGTCCACAACGCGCGCCGGATGGCCTACTACCGACGCAAGACCATTTTCGAGATTGGCTGATGCCTACACCCATCTACAAACCTGTGTCCAAGGTCGAACAGGCTCAAGAGATCCTGCGCTGTGGTAAGGACCCCTCGTTCTTTATCCGGAAGCACTGCAAGATCCAGCACCCAAAGCGGGGCACCATTCCATTTGAAACGTACCCGTTTCAGGATGACTGTCTGAGGCAGTTCCAGGAGCACCGCCTCAATATCGTCCTCAAGTCACGCCAGTTGGGTCTGTCGACGGTGTGTGCAGCCTACGCAGTATGGCTCGCCATCTTCTACAAGGACAAGAACATCCTGGTCATTGCGACGAAATTGTCGACTGCGATGAACTTCATCAAGAAGTGCAAGGTCATGCTTCAGAGCTTGCCATCGTGGTTGCTGCTGACCAAGTACGAGCCCACAAAGCAATCGATTGCCTTCACTAACGGTTCCCAGATCGTGGCCATCCCAACCTCTGACGATGCCGGACGGTCTGAGGCGTTGTCGCTTCTGATCATCGACGAGGCCGCATTCATCCGTGACTTTGATGAGATCTGGACTGGTTTGGCGCCGACCTTTTCCACGGGTGGCAATGCGATCATCCTGTCGACGCCCAACGGCGTCGGCGGCCAGTACTACCGCCTGTGGTCGCAGGCTGAAGCCGGTCAAAACGACTTCAACACTATCCGACTACCATGGGACGTCCATCCGGAACACGATCAGGCCTGGTTCGACAAAGAAACCCGGTCTTTGTCTAAGAGAAAGGTCGCGCAGGAGTATCTGTGCGACTTTATCTCATCGGGTGACACCTTCTTGCAACCAAGCGATTTGGAAGACATGCGGTCACAGATCGCCGATCCGATCGAGAAGGCAGGCCACGATCGCAATGTCTGGATCTGGGTCCAACCACAGGCTGCACACACTTACGTGGTCTCTGCTGACGTCTCTCGTGGCGACGCAGCAGACTTTTCGGCCTTCCACATCATTGACGTGGAGGACTGTGAGGTCGTCGTTGAGTACATGGGAAAGGTCCCACCCGAGAAGTTAGCTGACATGCTCGACTTCTGGGGCAAGAAGTACAACAATGCCTTGTTGGTGCCCGAGAACAACACTTTCGGCTACTTCGTCAACACTAAACTACGTGATCAGTTGGGATATAAGCGGTTGTACTACGACAAGAACAGCGGCGATCCATTCAACTATATCCCAATTGACTCCAACGAGCTGCCTGGCTTCCCGACGAACCAGAAGACCCGAGTCCAAATTCTGACCAAACTCGAGGAGTTGCTGCGCAATAAGTCGTTGAAGTCACACTCGAGGCGCCTCTACGACCAGCTGCAAGCCTTCATCTGGAACGGTAACAAGCCGATGGCGGGCAAGGACAGCCATGATGACTTGATCATGAGCTTGGCCATCGGTTGCTGGCTTGTAGAAGGTGGTGAGGGAATCAGTGAGCAGGCCAAGGCAATGGCCTATGCCATGTTGGCTGCGACTACTGTCTCTCGAAAGGACGTCAATGGATTGCCCGGCAATATCAACGAAGCTCAACCTCTAATCAACCCCAACATTCGCGGTATCAACGCTCAGCAGAGCGTCTATCGTCCACGTGATCCATCACAGACCGCCCCACGAAACCCGATGTCTCGCGATGCTAGCGACTTCAGCTGGCTGCTACGTTGACTCGCTAGGTTGAATACCTACCCCAGAGAAGGGCTCCATGAAGACACTCATCATCACACAGCAGCGGCTCCGCGAGCTCATTGACGAAGAGATCGAGCACGCGCTTGTCAAAGAGTTCGTTGACCACTCCAGCATCAGCACTGTCACGGGCGCCGCTAGCAAGCTGCTAGCGGCGCTCG